GCAAACGTTATCATCTGAAACGCATACACTAAGGCGAAAATACGATCATGTTACTGACTGCAATTTTATGTTTAGTGGTGTTTTCTTTATCTTTCGGTATGTTACCAGGTGCGCTATTTACCGGGGCTATAATGTTCATTTTTAGTCTTTAGTCAATAGAGAATTACATTTTATTTCATTTTTGCTGTATGCAAAATAGTGAATATGGCGAGATCTCAGAGAGGCAGTGCAATGATAGCCCTTTGAGTGATCGCCTCTTAGAATGCGTTAGAGAGTGTTTTAGAGTGTGTTCTTAATTGGCATTATGTCAAAACAGTTAGGATTTAGTAACGTTACGTTATTGCTTGCATAAACCATGATTGATTATGCATAAACACTGAATAGAGGTTAAAATGGCACAATTAAACTTGACATTATCCAAAATGCGTTATCTAAAAATTATTGTAGAAGGACATCTAGAAACAGCCCGGCGTGAATCAGACGGATCACCAGAAAGTAAAACAGTGATTCAATATAAGCAATCGATTCTTGATGGAATTGAATCGGCTATCATTCACGCAGAAGTAGATAGCACTAAATGATAAACACGCCTCAAAGGATTGAGGCATAATAACCGCACTGAAACAACACTGGAAAAACAAAATGAACGCTCTTTCACTCTTAACCATGATTCGCGCTATTGCAAACGACACAATCACAGCTTGTGATCGCCAGGAATATAAGACAGGTCTTATTCATCAGCTTCATAATGACAAGCTGCAAAACCTCAACAATTCCATTGCAAATAATAGCTCTCTGAATCGTTCTGTAAAGTCTAAATACTTTGCAGAAGTGCGCAAGGTAGTATTAGCGCCGTCTAAGGTTAAAGATTATTCTTTAATGAAAGAGGAGTTAAAAAGAAACTTCTTACTTTATCCAGTGCTATTGATTTCATGAAACGTTAATTTAAAAAGGGGGCCAATTTCCTGTAAATAATCGGTTCCCATTTAAATAATAAAACAAAAGTAATCAATATCTAAGTAAATTAACTACTTAAAATAAATCCTATCTGGCTGTAAATCCTCTCAAGAATAAAGCAAATCCAATCAAAAACACAATAAAAATCATCAACAAATCAAGACGTTTTTACGTTGGTTTTATTTAGAAATTAGATAGACTTTGTTTCAAATTTAATTAAAAACAGATCTTAAATTAAGAAGAAAATAAAGTAATAACTACTGAGGAAGGTTTTAAATATGAACTGGTAAAATGAACTTTCCAAAAATCTCCTATTTATTTAAAACATTTACGGGTTTTCACTTTCTAAAAAACAAAAGCAAAAGCTAGGATTTATTCTCAAATGCGAATAATTCTCATTTGCAAATGATAATGATTCTCGTTACGATCATAGATGATAATAGTTCTCATTCTCACAGATTTAGTTTCAAGCGTGATAATAACAGAAGTTATCATTAGATTTCTCCTTTCTTTCGACTGTTGCTAGCCTAGTGCATTTCGTCTTTAGTGTCAAGAAAAAAGATTTTCATGTTTTTGTTAGAATTCGCTTGCCTGGTGGGATGATTGTGTTATTATAACTCCATCGAAGTAAGTGGCAACTCTCATTAAGTTGCACTGACAAAACAACGTTTCTCAATAACAATTAAAGGCAAAAAACATGAAAAAGATTATTACTCGCATCAAACAGAAAGTAATGTCTATCCACATGAAAAACGGCGCAACTGTTGTAACACCTGATGGGTTTGCTATTGAAAAACGTTGTGAACGTCTTAAGCGTGAACTGAAAGCCAACGCTAACACAGGTTTTCACCGTTGGATTGTTTCATAAAATAAATCATCAAAGGGATTGCACTGCGATCCCTATTATCCTATAATGTCTTTGTTGGCACATAACAGAGCAGAAACAATGAAACACTTAATCGCAAAAATCTCAAAAACTTGTTTAGTGAAGGCTTCAATTTTCGCTGTTGTTTGTGCTTATGTATCTAACATGGCGTTTAATATTGTTGGCGAGATGATTGCACCGGAAAATGTTGTTAATACAGCTAACAACACAATTGACGTTGCACAGTTAGCTTTGTATGTTGTAGCACGTCTTTACCGTTCCAAGTCATTGAGTCGTTTCGATGTTCCGTTTATTATTGCTGGCGTTGTTGCAATCTTCTCTTAATCTTAAAGGTGTTTAAAATGAAATTAGAACAATCAGAAAATTGGCAAACAAAAGCGCGCGGCGATAACGATAGCGAGTATCAAATCTATTTAGCCTTTGCAATCAATAGCAAAGGAATTGATATCACAACAGGCAAACCAGCGAAAACCTATGAGGAGTGGTTGAACTCGTAAGATAGCACTTTTTGTTAAGCCCCTTTTAGGGGCTTTTGCTAATATAAGCACATCGGGAGGCAATAACGCCAACCAACAAAACAAGGGTTTCAAAATGATTTATCCTCTCGTTCGTTATTATGCAAGCAAGAAAACAAAATTAGTTGAAATCGAACATGCACCACGAAACGGAGTAAGCACAAAAGAAACAAAACACGTTTCAGGTAAAGTTGAAGCAAGGAGAATAGCAAGGTCACTCAATGGCACATGTTATAACTTCTGAAAACAACCCGCTTAGGCGGGTTTTATTTTGTCTACAATTCAGTGATAGACAACACCTCTCAAAGTATCGTTTCACCAAACAACCCAAAAACCAACAAAATCAAAACGTTACTTTAATAGTATCGTTTCAAGGTGCAATTTGTCAAGTATTGTTTTAATCGTTATTACCTATCAATCACTACAATAGAACTTATGCAATAAAACGCTTAAAACAGACATCTCAGAGAAGACATACAAATACACAGCTAACAGGTAAAGCCTCTCACAATGGCTCACAGAGCGTATAAACACACCTCTTTTAACCCCACCAACCAAAAACACACAAAACAATGAGCGATTAGCGATTGTCAGTGCATGATTATGCAAAGAAGTGAATAATGGTTAAAGCAGCCTTTAATAGCTGTTTTCGTTGTTAAAGAATCCTTTAATGTCAAGCAATTTTATTGGAGCTAGTGTCGGACACGCTAGCGAACAATATAACAACGCAACTAAACCCCCTCGACACTATCCTATAGTGTCAATATGTTTTTGTCTCTTCAGACAATCAATGATTGTCCTCTTTTGCGTTGTTATATTGTTGTATTGTCATGAATATGTCACAGCCTGTGGCTGTTCCTCATTACGGATGTTATCGTTACTGCCGTAACGATAATGTGCGCTAATATTTCTGTGCGAATAATGTACACTATGACAATGACATTATGGGGTAATAATGTGTTGTTATTGTTGTTTGTGTTATTGTTACGCTTGTAATAATAACATATGTCACTATCAAAGATCATATAATTTGTGGGCGAAAACATCGAGGCAAAGCCGACGATTGTTGAGCAACTTTGTTTAAACAAACGTTGTTGAATAAAATCCTTGATTTCGGAGAAATCCTACAGACTTAGGCGCAAGCGCAATGCGTGAACGCAAGCTGTGCGTTGATGTGTCGCACCCGCAGGCTGCTCCTCGTTTCATGGCAAATCTGAAACATGTGTCTACTTCTGCCAAATCATTGATTTATAAAGAGTTTGTTGTCAAAGCACAGAGAATCGCACGTTGATGAAGAAAGTGATGGCAATCGAAATCAAAGCATGATAAAATAGGATAATTGATTGATTTCATTCAGATATTTGGGATGCGAATAATTCTCATTCGCGGCGGGGGCAAAAATCGATGTTCAGCACTCAGTAAGTATTCGTAGCTACTCAGTAAGTAGCTCGGCACACCTCGCTTGATGATTTTTTATACCAAAATCCCAGACAGGGGGCGTCAAAATTTTCCGGTATACCCCACGGCGAGGGGCTGTTTTATTCCACTTTATTAAGATATTATTAACACCCAATCCACCTCTAATTATGGGCTATTTGTTTCTGTGGCAAAAAAGACAAAGGAGACATGAAAAAGAGCTTGCTTTGTTGTTTGTTGGTGTGTAGGATGATGTTTCAGAAGTGATATGACACGTTTAACAATGGAGAAGAATTATGAAAGTTTATTTAGGTATTGATCCCAGTGACAACTACGCTACATTCCTGTTGGATTATGAAAATGCAATGGAAGAGTATGCAGTAATTAGTACAGCACCCGAAGAATGGACACCTCAAGAAGTGATCGACTACTCCGATCGTTTTATGCGTCGAGGGATGGATTATGTTGTTCAAGGGATTATAGACTCAGGCTCTATGGTGTTGTCTGTTCCCAATGATGCATTCAATAAGAAATAGGAGGATAAATTGAAATTTGTTTCATATTTGATTACTTTTACCATGATGTCTCTTGTGTTTTATGGACTTGGTTGGTTGTTGCTGTCCCTTTTAGGTAGCCTAGTAATGCTGGATAATCAGTTCGCTGTCTCTTGGCTTGGTGTCCGTTGCTACTTGGCTTTATCTATTTTCACAGGTATCGCAACTGCAATAGCAGAATGGCTAGCAGAATAACGGTTGAGGGTGTAATGGCAAACTTGAAAGTGATCTCGAAAAGAGATTCAGAGAGTCGTCCCACAAGTCAGCTTCCTGTCTACTTGAATATGTTAAACCTGTCACGTGAAGTGGTGGATAGACACAAGAAGGAAGATAACGGTAAGGATTATTCTCAAAAGTACACGAGCGGATTTAACACAAAGAGAAATCTACGCAAGAGATAGTATACTGATAAACGGCGTGCAAAAAGCGAAGCGGGATAAGCCAACGGCTCCCGCTGAAGCGTCTTAAAGCGCGATAGCGCAAGGGGTGTTGGAGGTGTAGTCTGAGAGCTAAAAGTTGGAAAGATTATAAGAGGGAGTGCGAGGTTGTGGCGAAACCAGGTATTACTATCTTAGGGTTTAAGGCAGAGAGGGCTTGCCTTAAACGTCTTCAGTGTGGTATTGTTTCATCCAGAGAATTGAAGGACGGACATAGCGAAACAACCTCTATAAGTAATCTTGAAGCTGTAGAGGAAATTTTTAAAGAGTTTGGTGGTATTCTTAAAAGATAGGAGAACTTATGAAACACACATTAGATGAAGTAGCACAGCGAGCATTTCGAAATCGCTTAACAAAAGAACTTGAAGGTAAGAAGGTTGATTTTATTTATTGTCCTTCTAAGGTGGTTGCGCACCCTACAAATGAGGGACATATGGCCTACGCAATAGATGAGTATTCACTATATAGCGATGAACTTTCCTTACATTCATTACAAAGATCTTTGCAAGCGCACGAAGGTGTCTCTTCGCCGCTCAGTGATATGATCAATTCAATGGTACTGACATTGGTACAGAAGATTGATTCTGTTGATCAAGGTGAGGGGGTTGTTGTATACTTCGCACCTAAACATGCGGACGGTGAAAAGTTTGCAAAGAAAGTTTACACCGATATTATCTTATTTGAACATGGGGAAGCCACCTATCCTGTCATTCAGCTTAGCAGCTATTTTCTCGTTGCGGCTGTTGGCGAACGAGTGATTAGAGAGGAATAATATGAAGCTTACAAAAGAACAGATGTTTGATTTCATCCTCACACATAGAGTGACGTTAATTCCTGATGGTAAGGTGTGGCATTTCTATAACGAGGACAGCGTAGAGATAGATAAACGTCCTCTTAAATACACAGTAAGTATTGACGGTTTAGGTTTGTCCGGTTATGATCTGGAAGAAGCTATTCAATACTATGCTGACAATGAGGAGGCATTCAATGAATGAGGTGGTTATGAACGAACTAAAATTGAAACTCGCTTGGAAGTGGTGGGAGTTTGCATATAGTGCCAGTTGGTATCTGTTAGGTGATATGCCTTTCACATGGGACATGAAAGCAAAGCGTAACAATGCTTTCTTCGCATATAATTTGAATAAACAGGTGGACTAAAATTATGGCTGATGTTAGAATCCTAGAAACTGTCTTCCAAGACACGATGATACCTGTCTACAATGTGCAGATGCAAGATGTGTGGGGTATGTGGAAATCTCACGAAATCACAACAGATTATGAAAAAGCTCTTGGCACAGCGAAACATTTAATGTTAACATCTTCTCCTAAAGAAAGAATTGTTTTCTTAAATGGTGAAACTGTAGATATCTCTTTGGATGGAAAAAGAGAACTTTCTTTAGACTGGGAGGAAAAATTATGCTGATTTTCTTAAATTTATGGCTTATTGTTATCGGTGGTGCAGCGTGTTATCTTACACGTGACGAGTATACGGATGACCAGATCAAGGGTGACAATTTCCCTCTTGGTGTTTATGTGATGACAGCTTTCGTCTTCTGGGTTATCTTTGGTCTTATTCCCTGTGCCTTGCTCAAATGGTTGTTTGTATAATGGTTACTGTTATGTTCTACCCACGATATGACAGCATAGCGATCACTAGTTTTGAAGCTACAGAATAGTGTATAAAGCTTGCTATCGAAGCAGGTGAAGATGTGACCGTTCATACAACTCAGATGTGCTTCCTTACTGATGCTTGGGATCTTGGTTTGGATGTTTGGATTGTCAACTATGATGAGATTCCTATTCAAATTAAGAACGGTATGCCTGGTGTTGACAAAGAGTTACGTAAAGAGCATAATCTTTTTCGTCTATGGAGAGCCGGTGCTCTCCAGAACAACCTAATCTTATGCCCCTTGGGACAGAATCCGTAAACGTATATAGGAGAGACGAGATGACTTGGAAGTTGGCTGCTGAGTTAGTTGAAACTTTACGTGAATTAGGTAAGACAGATGCAGAGATTATCAATAAACTCTGTGAGACAACTGATCGCTACAGAAACTATTACAGGATAAGTACGGTCAACAGTCGTAATCTAAAACAAAAAGTGCTAGACCTACGTATCAAGAACAAAGAGATTCTCCGTGTTAAGACAGATAATATCTGGTTTGATGATTACGAGAATATCTATACGTTCTGGCGTCAGGATCGATACATTTACAACGGCGAGTATTTCGTAAGAGATAAGGGTCAGTTTTTCAATCCTTACCGTGCTGAAGTTATTGATTGGCAATTTGATGTATTGATTGAACCTATGTATTATTACCTTCCTTTGGAAACTACAGGACAGGTTGTAGGATCGCTTCACGGTAAGAAGTTGGTGGAAATTGAACACGTGCATGGTATACAGCACGGGGATAAAGTCTTTGTTAGGCAGGAGAAAGATTATGATTAAGGTTGTGTATTCTATGGCAGGATATACCTCTTCTGTTGTGATGCAGCCCCCCTCCGGTGATCGGGTTTATTCCAGCAGAAACTTTTGAAGAGGCTGAACTGATTCGGTTAAATCTTCGTGAAACATTTGATAAATGTATCAATATTACTATTGTCGGCACACCTAGTGTGCGCAGCCCACAACTGGCAACACAACTACATTCAGAAGAGGAGTAAATATGTTTGGTTTTGAAGATTTTTGGGAAGGAATGGATGCGGGTTGGGAATTAACTTCAGAAGACCGACCTACTGTACAAAGGGGTTGGGACACTGCTTATGCTGATTTTCAACAAACGGCTAGCATCTGTTTTGCAAAAGGTATTGGGCCATTCTGTTTGGGTTATAACGGTTGCATGAGGAAACTGCAAAATACGTTGGAAGAAGTGATTGAGAATCCTCTGGAACTTCGTATTTACCAGAATATTCGTATTGCCGAAGAACTACTGTCCTTCATGAAAGATTTACCTGAGAGCGAAGAGACTATTGCAGCTATTCAGATCGATCTTGAGATCAACCGATTAGCACTAAAACAATACCTGAGAGGCGAATAAGGAATATTCCTACAGAATTCTCTTGCATTTCTAGTTAGTTTCTGTTAAGCTGTAGTCTGTTGTTCAAACTTAACAGGAGCTACTATGGTAAGTAGAGTGTACGGCTTTATTGCAGGATTTATTGTTTGGTTGATTTTGTTTTACGCGATTTACAGATGGTTCCCAGATGTGAGCTATAAAGATTACTCCTGGATATTCTTTTGGAGTATTGTGACAAGCGCTATTTCAGTGCAAGTGGAAGAATTCTTAACAAGTAAAAAGGACAAATAAATATGATCAAAGCTAACCGTGAACTTTTCCGTTGTGAACATTGTAAAAAAGAGTTCGAAGATCACAAAGCTGGGACATATAACTGTCCACTGTCGGGCGGAAACCCTAAAGCATTTAACAAAATGCATGTCTTTAGTCCTGATTACGATAAACCAATCAAGAAGTAATGTAACAAGAAGATGTAAATTCAAAACAAAGGAGTTAGTATGGAACTAGTAAAAGAAATCTACGATTATTTGGAAGATAAGAACCTTGAGTGGCCTCAACATGCTCTATGTGCAATGCGGGACGGTAATGGAGATATCAAATTCTCTTCTAATACCAAGAGCTATGTATCTTTCGATGAGAAGGCTGGCATGTACAGTCGTGGAGTAGATTGTTTCATTAATTCCCAGATCGAAGATGCGCCTGAGTGGGTAGGAACAAAGAATTCTCCTGAAATCATCAGTCGCGCAGCTTATGAAAATTTTTATTATGCAACTAAATAAGGAATAAAAATGGCTAAATATAAAGTATTAGATGGTGCTGGTTATACCTTTGCTTCGGAGATCGAGGGTAATATTTATGAAGGATATGTTCCTGATGATCGTTCTAACAGTGTAAGACTTACAATTGATCACTATCATGATGGTTACAAACCTGGAAGACAATGGCATTTGGGATCAGATAAAGTGGAGTTGGTAAAGGAAAAAAGAGTTAAAACTAAACCTAAAGGAAAACCAAATAAACCAAGTCAACGTAAATTAGAAATTGACTATGTGGACGGTAGTAAGTATCACTTAGTGAATGTGAAAGCAGTAACAGTTGACAGTACAAGATCTAAGGTGTTCATCACTTACACCGAAAATAAAGGTTTTCTTAAATCGATCAGTATTGAATTAGATTTTAAAGATCTGAGAAGAATCATTTTCGAAGACAAAGCAGCCCAGACCACATATGGTTATTCTTTCTACAAGGGTGCTATGCTTGCTAGTGCCAAAGCTGCACCAGCCTCAGAGTTTCCTAAGTACATTTTGCATTAAATAAGATCCCGCTTCGGCGGGATTTTTCTTGCATCATAGTTAGGATTATGTTACTATGTCTCATCTAACTAAATGAGGGAACGTTATGAAATTCGAATACTACAAATCCACTGGTAAAATCCACTCTGTCAAACATTACCGTCAACCTGTAGGCGGTGGCGTGATCGAATGTCTTGACCAATCAGGTCAATGGTTTGTGTCGGCTCACTCAAACTTCTCTCTTCGTCAATTTATCAAACATGGTTTTATGGAGAAATGTGATGGCAGTTTTAAAGATTAAGTGGTTAGGGTGTGAGGTTTGTCCTCCTGAAAACCAACCAAAGTACATTGAAGTGGAAACAAATCATGGAGACGAAGGTTATCTTTATAGCGGAGATATCTGTACATGTCCAAGATGTCTCGCAACAGGTATTATCGAGACAGATGATGGTGTTGCTTATCCAATTTGGGGTGAATAGTGATTTTATACTCCTTATTTGATGGTAGTGGTATCATGGGGTTGGACGCAGCTAAAGCAGGACACACTGTGTATTGTTTCAATGCTGACAAAGCCAATCATGGCGTATATGAAATAAAGATGGAACACCCTAACCTTCACTATGTTGATCTTTGGATTGATGATACCTTTCATAGTAAATGTGAAGAGATGGGGCTACCACGTCCAAATATAATTTTTGCTTTTCCTGATTGCACTTACTTTGCCCAGTCTGGTAGTCAACATGATCGTACAGAAGAAGAGATAAATATTGCTCTGGAAAATGCAAAACTAACAGAACGTCTGGGCAATCTGTATGGAGTTCCTTGGATGGTTGAGAATCCAGTAGGAAAACTCTCAACGAAATGGCGGAAGCCAAACTACTACTTTGATCCCTATCAATACGGTGGTTACTTAGATAAATCTGAAGGTAGTTTTCACCCTAAGATGCCTCTGTGTGATGGTTACACAAAGAAAACTTGTATCTGGGCTGGTAATGGATTTATAATGCCAACTAAGAAACCTGTAGAACACTGCGGCTTTTTCTGGGGCTGGAAGTACCTTGGTGGCAAGAGTGCCAAGACTAAACAGCTACGCAGTTTAACCCCAAGAGGATTTGCCAGGGCTGTGTTTATGGAGAATGTATGGAAGAACTGATCGTGCAGGTGATAGGGTGTATTGCAGAAGTACTTGCAGACTATCCTGAGATCCTTGGGTACAGGTGGGTACGTTGGGCCTTTGCTTTCATGCTAGTTGTACTTATTGGATGTGTAATTTATTTTAGTGTGAGGTAGTGATTTATGTATGCAATCAAAAAGAAAAATACAGATGGTCTGGCTTTTTTAACTGATACTGGACAGTACCTTATTTGGAATACCGAACAAGAAGCATGGCGGTTTTTGATCAACGAGATAAAAGAAGATCAAGAAAACTTTACAGTTATTAAAATATTTTGGGTGAAAGGTTAGGAGATAAAAATGGCTTTGAAAATTTTAAAGAACTTCTTAATATGGTTTGCCTTTATGGTGATTGCTTGTGTAGTAACTGCCTTGTTACATATAGATAGTGCAGGATTGCAATTCCTTGTCGGGTGCGTTTTTGGGCTTCTGTCTTGCTTAGTAATGGAGAAAACGAATGTACGATAATACAGGTTGGACTTTAATTTTCATTTGTGCAATAATCGGCTTCTTTGCTACCATGATTGGTGGGATTTGGTTGATTGTTGAGTTATGTTTGCATTTACGTTGGAGGTGATATGACTGAAGAAGAGATCGCTCAGAAAATATTTGAAGCTATTGCTTCAAATGATTTAAAGAAGATTGACGAGTTAGGTTTTAACCGAACCGTTAATACAGATAAACACATTGTATGGGAGAGAAAGAGAGATGATGCAAGTGCATTGCTAGATCTTTTAACTATCTCTGAAGAAGACAAGAACGAGGGACGCACGTACAGTCGTGACCAGTTGATTGCCGGTCTTTAATATTTACTACTAATTTTAATATTTGGAGAAAAGATGACTAAGACAGCTTATCTAATCACAAGCCCAGATCCTGAAGATGGTTCAGTGGTTGTTTTCGCAAGCTCCGAGGCGGAAGCTCTTGAAAAAGGCATAAATATTCTTGGTGAAGGGTACGACGAAGAAGAATATTACATCTCACCGGCACCACAATTCCAAGAATGGGAACAGTTAGGTTACGTACCTGAGATTGCGCTCCTGCAAAACGATTGGTGGATCTATTCTGAGCATTATGGCACTCCACTAAGGGAGGCTTGCACCCAAGAAGAGTATGAGGCTTATAAGAAACAGGCTATAGAAGAAGATTGGAATATCAATAACGATGGTGTGTACCCTGTAGATTCCCTAATTGAAACGCAGGATCGTCGTGGTATCTATATGCACATGCTGGAAGTCGAAGATCATGCCTACTTCATCAAAGAGTTTAAAGATACATTCCAACAATTCAAAGACTACGTTACTGAGAAGTACCCTGATTTTGAGATTGTGAAATGGAGCGGTGATTATCCCTCTTACACCAAATCAGCAGAGTTTGTTTTCCCTAGTTCTAAGTATGTTAATGAAATTCGCTGGCAAAGCCATGAAGATCCAATTGAAAATGTTGGTGTTTGGGTTTGTCAAGGAGATGCAGAAGCCTTTGATGCCTGGAGAAAAACATGACAGAGATGAGAAAGAAAGAAGATATGTTTCGTATCGTAAAGCTAACACACGATAGCTTGGATGCAACTTATATGGTGCAAAGAAAGGATGTAGGAATCTCTGCATTCTTTGACCTACTTTTTCGTGGTTCACGTTGGTGGAATGTGATCGAGGTTTGCACCGTTGTTGAAGCACAACGCATTATTGCTAAGAAGTATTTCACCTACAAACAGGAATTCAGTGGTAGGGTTGTTTCTGAAGAGCAAGTATGGCCTTAAATAATAATTTCGGAGAATATATGGGTAAAATTACACTAGAAGTTTCAGATACCGACATCGCATTTTATGTTTCTTCTCTTAAAGAGCAAAGAATCCTTGACATTGTAAAGCTAATTGATGTAGAATCTATGTCTTGGAATCTTACTCACGATCTTGCAGAGTATTTCATCAAAGAGATCAAGAATTACTTTGACAGTAAAGAAGAGTATGAAGCGTTTTTAGATAATTTTAAGGAGTAACAGATGCGTAGAGTAATAGTTATATCTGGAGCAGGAATTTCTGCTGAGAGCGGTGTAAGGACATTCAGGACAGATACGGAAACGGGGATTGCTCTTTGGGACGAATACCGTGTTGACCAAGTATGTAACATCAACGCCTTCAATGCAGGTTTTTATGGAAAGACTCACGACTTCTACAATAAGCGCCGTGAAGAATTGGCGACCGTAGAACCAAACTTGGCACATTGTCGTGTTGCAGAATGGCACCAACGTTATCCTGACCAGCTTGTCCATGTTACCACTAACGTAGATGACCTTTTTGAACGTGCTGGTATTCCTCATGAGGATGTTATCCATGTTCACGGTTACTTACCTGAAGTTATCGTTCAGGAAAAAGAAGGTGATCCTAAGATCATCAAAGATATTGGTTACTCTGCACTAGAAATTGATGATTACTACTGGGCAAAACCTAATGTTGTATTCTTTGGTGAATACGCACCTGCGTATAATGACCTAAACAACGTTATGGGTAGCATGACCATGCAAGATTTGGTTATTGTTGTTGGTTGTTCTGGTCAAGTAATTGATTTTACTGATGAGTTAGTTCATTGGGCTAAACATATCGGCTATAAAACTTGGGTTGTAAACCCTGCACCAACTTACGCTGAACAAATTCTTCACGAAGATGGAAAAATCACGTTGTGGGATGTAACTGCTGGCGAAGCTTTCAGTAACAACCACTTTATCAAAGCAGTAGAAAAACATTTGGAGGGCTAGTGCCTACATTAATCAGTGAAAGCCGTGAGCTTTACACTGCGCGTCCAAAGGTGATTACAGGACTCTCGAAAGGGAGTCTTATTCCACCTAAACACCGCAACACTTACGTATTCAAGATTTACTTCTCCGACGATTCTAGTCAAGAAATTCAAACCAAAGACCAAAACACTATCAGTCAGTTAATCCAGTTTGCATTTAATTGCGAAGCTGTCAACTTCCAATCCGGTTCCGGTAATGTTTATAAAGATATCGTAGGATATGATACGATTTTCTTGGTTAATGGTGGTGTTTGGAAAGAGGAAGATGGATTTACAGCACGGTACACAGGCTTTGAAGCCTATTTTTATGATATGAACGGAACTAAGACAAGCTTAGTGATCAACTATAAGGATTAAGATGAACGACGATATTATTTACGATTGGTATTCTATTGGATATATGTACTCATGTATTTCAACAGGTACGTTCGGTAGTGGCGATACTGAAATGGGTATTACAGGCAAACTTACCGAAGCAGCTAAACTTGAAATGAGACGTACCATTCAAGACGTGGTAGCACAAAACCAAAATAAAAGATTTGAAGATATCTCAATTTCCCTTATTGCAATAACCCACATGATGAAAGGAACAAAAGACGAGTTCTACATATAAAACAAAGGAGCCTTTCGGCTCCTTTTTTATTTCTTCCACCAGTTCCAGGCTAAGATCACAAAACCTATGAACAGAATGATGTTTGCAATACCATGCAGGTGTAAACTCATCGCTTGAATCTCCTTCCGTGATTAAATAACCACTCTTTTACCATAGATATCTCTTCATCAGAGTACCCTTCACTTTTCATCTTCTTTTCTAGTGAGATGTTGGTGTGTTGTTTACCGCCTTCTCGTCTAGCATACTTGAAAGCATCATTCACAGTCATACCTTGCAAGCGTCACCTCCTCTATATCTATCCACCACCCACTCATCATCTGGCGTAATCCTGCTCAGGTGTTCTTCGTCCAAGAAGAGATCCACATAAGCATCTATCCCTTCTGCCACCACATGCCACTTACCGTGCATTTTCTGCTGTACGTGACAAGTTGTACCCATTGTAAACCCTTCTACACCTACAAGTAAAGCCATACATCCTGAATAAACACAATCTCTCACTTTTACACTACTCCTTTATCTTAGCTGTTACCTTATCCTTAGCTGATCAGCTAAACTACCGACTATAGCTAAGGATTATATCATGAAAAAACCCGCTCAAGGCGGGTTTATTTTAAATATCTTCTAGTATCTTGATGATGAGTTCCGGTAACTCTCTAATCGGGACACGGGATTCCCTAAGATCGTAGTAGGGAATTTTCAGTTCTTCCAGTACCTGGACAAAAAGTTGATCTAATTGTTTTGCTTCTTCCTCTGTTTGGCTACGCCCGTACTCTTCATACTTTGATTTACGTGGTAACATGAAAACAACATTATCATACTCTTGGAACAAACTGAGAATCAACTCGTCCATCACTCCAGATTGCCCATAAAACCGGTTGTAAACAATCCCATTAAGAAGACAGGCATCACTGATTACGTAATCCACTTTACCCAACAAACGATGTAAAGAATGGTTTTGTAAAGCTGTTAGAAGAAGTTGATCCGCAAGTACACCCTTGTTCTCGTCGTATACAGCGTCCTTAATCACTTCTGTTACCTGTTCAACCTTATGCTTCTGTTCCAGCTTCATGTTATGGAATATACCAGAGGCTGTTGTTGTTTTGCCAGCCCCAGGGCCAGCAACAAGAGAAACTACTTTAGTCATAATTAATCCTCAACAAGAGTTAGCCTGATACGGGAACTGAAGAACGGTTCCTCACCTTGAATCGATAATTCGATTTGACTTGTTTGTCCCCAAAGCCCTAAGTCAATAACCTTACCCTCTGCCTTAGCTTTTTCAATAATGTCATAAACGTACTCTGGGAAAATACCCGGTAATACATTCACATCATAAAAATAAAGATCGCTAGTACCGTGTTCATCCCAACCTTCCCAAGTGGAAACAAAACTTGATTCAATACCACTAGATTCTACGCTCATTATTACTTCTCCTGATTAGTAGTAAACAAAACTTACCTATAATACAGGTTCTTTATAATTTGGGGTTATACCGTTCTCGATCTCCCAAGTATACCTTATTTCGCAAGCTCCTTCAAATGTTTGATGTTGCCCAATGTGTTTCCTGTAACCTGTAGCTACCCAAACAGCCTTACCTGTGTGGTAATAAACACCTACACGTCCAGACGTATTGAGTACAGATATTCTTTTATTCTTTGTGTTACTATGATCTCTAAGATTCTCTTTCCTATTATTAAGACCATTCCCGTCTATATGATCGATATCCCCGTTTGGATATTTCCCATAAAGAATTACCCAGATAATTATATGGCACTCTATTGTTGAATTAAGAACTTTTACCCTAAAATACTCCGTATATCTACCTTTCTTTTTATGCCCTGCACGTTTACCTGCAAAACGTGAAGTCCAAGTTCTCATACTTCCTGTGTTTTTAAAGTGCGTCTCAGGTCTATCTTCCCTCCAATAAAGCTCCCCAGATACTTCATCATAAGTAAAGCAAGCATTAACGTACTCTCTGAAAACCTCTATTGGAGTGTTAGAGATGCCTCTCCATGTAACTAGCATACTAAACTATCACCTTAAGGAAATCAAAAATTTCCTTTTTTGATTTATTCCTAATGTTAATACAAGGAATATTATATTTTTGTGCTAAAATCCAGGCAGTACGTGTACCTCCAATCACATTTCCTGTCTTGTCTTCTTTAGCACAAGCCAATAAGAATTTAGATGGAATTGGATTGGATAAATCTCTCCCTAATACCTGATGACAGTTACGCTGATGGAGTTTCGCTGCACCTTGCTTAAGCTTATCTGGATCTGGGTGAATCTCTTTTACCAACTTCCAAGAAATGCCAAAGTTAATACTACTTGGCGGCCCAAGAACAATAACCTCACCCGGAAATTCATTACCTTTAAAACCACTCCAAGGGATGTAAATTTCTTTTTGTTGTGGTAGTCCTGCTTCATGTACTCCAGATTCAAAAGCACTATCACTTCCCGGCGCTTTGCCAGATCTAAGAACATAACCTTGTAGAGCAAGCCATTTTGCTATATTCTCCATAAGTGAGTATTCTTCATCAGAAATATCTCTACTACCAACACCTGTGTAAAACAAATTAGATTCTTCTGACATAATACCTTCTTAGCAAGTTATTGTGTACGGCATAACACCAGGGTACACAGGAGAGACTGTAGGCGGATAACCAGGATCAGTAAGAGGTCGGTGTTGCTTATTCATTTCCCGAATAATCTCTTGCCAATCTCTATCGATATTGATGTTTGGACGATCACTACTCACATGAATGATTTGCTTACTGGCAAGAATTTCCCTGATTAGTGTCATATCATCCGTTTCGATTTCAATCTCTTCGCTGGTATCACCAACAGTGTTAATCATTTTTATCTTGAACATTATAAAACACACCTCCTTTTTCAGTCAAAACATGAGCGCCGCAATCTTTGCAGAAGTATCTGTATTGCACAGGATGTGATAACATTGCAGCATACTCTTTCATATTAACAAAACCACCGCATTTGCGGCAGTAATGATCTTCTTCTTTCACTTCAATCATTTTACGACTCCTTGGTAGAGTAGTACGTGACCTCTTTACCCGTTTCGATTATAGCAGCAGACAGGTTGCCATTGAATACACCACCACTATCAATATAGTGTCTATTTTCGTGGCGGAAAGGTTTTTTAACAGGCGTATGTCCGTGGAATACAGCATCTACACCCAAAATTTTAGGAACTACAATGCCATCCTTAATGCAATCGATAATATCTCTGCCCCACATCATCTGTGTAGCCATTCTACTCACGTAATCCTTTTCTATTAAGACACCTTCCAGTTCCAGTAGAGGAACATCGAGCGCAACAGATGGATATTCAGCATGGATGAAGCCATAGAGCTTATCTCCGTGCGTTGCTGTAAGCATTACAGGGGCTTCTTCAAGAATAACAGCTAATGCAGTCACTGCTTCTTCTGTTTCAAGCTCATTGAATACACTGTACCCACCATTATGATACCAACATTGGTATTGTGCTCTGTCGCCCTCTAACATACCCTTGATGAACATATCTTCGTGGTTTCCACGGATGCAATATGTATTGGGTGCTCTCATACCCGCCATAACAGATTTGAAATTCTGATTACCACGGTCGATTAAGTCACCAACGAAAATTTTAACATCATCATCTGTGACTCCTAGATCAAAGAATGCTTTTTCAAGCAGATCATAGGCACCATGAATGTCACCAAAAACTATAATACGTTTGTCTTCTGGAATTTCAATATGTTTAGAAAAATCCATCACTCCTCCCAGTCCATCAAAATGAAAATATTAACTTTACCTTCTAAAGAAGCTTCAACTGCAAGATCAGCAAAGTTTTTATAAGCTACTTCTTCTATTTCTTCAATATGAGAAGCTACAAGGGAGGAATCTGCATCTCCATCGATCTTTACCAATAAGAAAAGAGCGCGGATCTCAGTTTCTTCCCCTCGTCTTTGAATGAAATCTTCAGTTTCTACTAGTCGCCAACCCAGATAACCAGGCGTTTTCTGTATATCAGGTAGACATTCTATCAGAATTTCTCTTCCTTTGTCAAGGAGAATTCTCTCTCTTGTAATAAGCATTTTACCTCACTCTATTTGTACTATAGGAGAATATTGGCTCAGATAGCACTGTGCCTCGCTGAACAACCCTATCATCAGGTAGGATTAGAGTAGAAATGTTACCAACAAAAATTCCATTGATCTCTATTCTAATCTCATCTTCTTCCACAATAAATTCAAAGTTTTTGCTGGACAGTCCAAGTTCCACAAAGACTCTTTTTATATCTGAAATGATATCTTGAAGGTGGTTATCACCAATGCTAATAACTTCTAAAGCAATGTTGCTAAAGAAGCTTGTATTACTTTCCAATTTAGAACTGAATAGCGGTAAAACAACATAAAACATTCCACTCTCTGGGAGATTGTTTAGCTTTTGTTGGTTTATTAGAGCTTGCTCTATCTTGGTTATGTAGAATGTGTCCTCAACCACGTTGTCCACGTTTGTACGTGCAACAAACTTAGTAGGATTATTCTTATCGTAGGCGCTATCAAAATCCACACATAGAGGAAGAGGAAGTGCCTTGTATTTTTTAGCTATTACCATTATAGCAGTAGCCAGGTTATTTGGGTTTATGTATCCTGTAGCATTTATTAACATCTGTATTCCTTACGAGGTAATAATAGGATCATCTCCATCATTGATAACCTCACCATCAACAATAGAACGTTCGGTAACGTACACTACTGCGAAACTGTCACCGACTACTTTAAGAAGCATTTCGGGTTTATCTAAAAAGCTCATAAAACCTAGTGCTGCACTTTTGGTACTGAAGTTTTTAGATACTTGCACATTGTCTTTCATAGCGGTTCCTCAAATTGATAATGCGATACACATACGTTGAACAGCTTTTGCGTCAAACTTGCTACCACGGATCGTAGTCTTTCCACGTAAATTAAGATCATCTGCAATCTTCTGGTAAGGAAGTTTTAGCCCTCTGTATGTCGTCAGGGATTCACGGAAACTCTCAACAAATTCATCCCTTCTTTTACTACTTTTTGGTTTATCGTAGTTTGTTCTTGTGTAGTTAGGATTTGCTGCCCCTAACAGAACACCTTTACTTTTAGCTACAGCTAGACCTTTCTTGATGCGATCAGAGATACCTTTCACTTCTTCTTCTGCTAGTACTGCTAAAATGTTAATCACCATGTTCTCTGCGGAGGGCATGATCGCGATCTTAACAGGTATCATTTCTAACAGAGCTGAGACTGATGCCACATTACGCCCTAAACGGTCTACTTTAGCTACAACTAAAGTTGCTCCTAATTTTTTACATAGGTTCACAGCACGAACTAGCTCTGAACGTTGCTTCCAATCGCCCTTACCACTGTAATACTCTGAAAAGGATCCAACCACTTCATAGTTTTCTTGTTGTGCAAGGAAACGTTGGATATCTACTTCCTGAGAATCGATACCATACTGATTACCCTGCATTTTCTTTTTAGAAAGACGGTGATAAAGAACATACTTCATGAAAAATCTCCTCTGTTAATAGAGGAGATTGTATGCTGCACAGGTCTTGCTGTCAAGCTTATGTTGTCGTTAAACTATCAGAAGTCAGTGCAGTGACTTCCTCTACAACAACTGAGGCCACAGGGATAGAGATTCCATAGAACTTTGTTAGCAATACCGCACCAACTGTTGCAGCCGCTGATGCACTAGCTGCATATACGTTTGTGGAATACTCTCCTGTTGTGCCTTTTGCATATGACACTAGAAAATAGCTGTAAGCCATATATTACCTTATAGATTTATACTACATAGATAGGGGATGTCAATCCTAACTTGCCTTTGGGATCATAGACGAACCAAGCATAACCTGTGCCATCGGTTCTCCCATTGCCTGTAAAGGATGGACGTTTACTCAAAACGATTAAGTGGTTCACAGGGTTTTTCTGATGAAATCCTAATCGTACTTTAGATTCTAGGAAACCAAGTCTAAGCAAGTAGATAGAAACATCTGCTTCTCCTAAACTCTTCTCCAAGAATTCTACTGCTAAACTGAAAGGAGGGTTTGTAATAATACAATCTGGACGTTGTTCCCATGTGCTTTTTAGGTAATCCTTTCCTTCACTCAGTTCACAATACTGTGATCCTTCTGGTAGATGTTTGTAAATGGCCTGAGCTTCACCTCTACAAGGTTCCGCAAAAGTCATTTCATCCTTGAGATTTTTGAAATCTATAACTGAAAATAGAGATTGAATACAATACTCTGGAGTTGGATAATAATCATGCTCTCTTCTTTTTGCTTTAGCCATTATTCCTCTTTGAAAGGTGCAGGAAATCCCGCACCTCTTATTCAATTTAAGTGGTAATTTGTTCAATGCCTTCTTCTGGTTCACCCGTAGTACTACCTGTGATAAGCAAATTGATAATCTCTTCTTTGCTCAGGCCAAGTAGGAACTCTTCACTTAGTTCAATCGGTTCTGGTTCGTCCTCGTCCGCAAGATATTCTACGAAAGTATCTCCGCCAGAGAAGACATCTCTAAACTTGGCAACCTCTAAGGCTTTTTCTGGAGATGCACCACCGTCAAGCGCTGCTAAAGCATAATCAGAGCCACTTCCAATTGCAAAGTATTCTACGTCTAATGGATAGGCGCGAGATGGATCATTACCTTCGTGATAGAAGATTTGTCCATCTGGGTGGAGTACAACTGCATGGAAACCTTCATCGGGTTTATCTGGATTGTTTTCAATGATTAGTTCAGGAACCTCTTTCTGAATCTTTTCCATTTTAATACATTGTTCAAACCAAGAGAAGAAGGTAAGCACAGAAGATAAACGTCCTGCTCCCCCTACAAGATAGCCACCGATTTTCCTAATTTTCTTGAAATCTAAATTATCTACACGATCTCCAAAGCTAACTTGACCATCGCTAAGAATTCTGTCTTTTGTTACAATAATTGTAGTCATTTAATTCTCCTATACGTAAAGTTCTTTAAGTAATGCCTTGGCACCAACGGGATGAGATTTAAGATACTCAATTGCCCGGAGTGTTTCTTTATCTACATAGATCACATCATCTGATACTAGTGAGTTGCGAAATATATCGCTACAATCCCTAACTAAAAGTGCTTTCTTGTAAAAGATATGACTAAGAAATAGTTTCCTAGCTTCCTCTTCAGTGATTAGTAATAACTCAGGAGAATTTACTACTATGTTCATTATACACTGAATTAGGTCTTCTTTACAATCAGACAATTCCTGGTAGTAATTAAGGAAGTAGTTTTCTTTGCTTAATAGCGACTTTATAAATTGAAGAGGCGTAACAGCTTCTAAACGAAGTTGTAATTCTCTTTCCAATAAGTTCATACAGATTTGACGATACTCATTTGGTTTTACAATACCTAATTCATAGCATTCATCTATTCCTGCACTATCAATTTTAACTAAATGCATATTCCTCCTAAAACAAAGGCGTCCCTGCCTTTTATAATTAATAAAGCTCTGTAATATACTGAGACAGACGTGAACGCATATTGTCTTCTGATTCTAAGGTAATATAACCGATAAAATCAACATCCACTGCACCATCTACAGTGATGCGTTTTACAAAATCAGCTAAACCGTTCTGACGATTCTTAACGGCATACGTCTGGGTAACATCACCTAACATAATTACCTTAGTATTTTCACCTGTACGCTCCAACAGAAGTTTAATTGTTGAAGGGGACATTAACTGTGCTTCGTCAATGATTACAATACTATTATCCCATGTTGCACCAAGTGCATAGTTGGGAATCTCCAATTCAATCTTACCGTTAGCAATGTCTGTTTCCAGTTTACCAGGTGAAATGAATTGATGGAAAATACGTTTGGTAGTTGCATAGTGGGCTGTAAGTTTATCCTTCTTATCTCCTGACAAGAAACCAATCTGGTCATCACCCACTTCTGTAGGGTTTTTAAGGAAGATAATTTTACGTGTTTCACCTTGCTTCAGTTTGTTAATTGCTGCCCATAAAGCTGTTGAAGTTTTACCAGTACCTGCCTTACCATTAACCACTGTAAGATCATTCCAATCCAAACTTTTAACAATCTGCGTTTGCTTTTCGGTTGGCGTGAAATCTCCAAGTTTGTAATCAGGGGTGACATCAACATTCTTTTCCTGATAACGACTAATGATTTGCTGCTGACTGCTGATAGTACGATCTTTACGTGCTGCTCTTTGTTTACCCATCTTTACTCCTTAGTTATAAGCGTCTAGGGTTCCCGATGTTAGGACTTTAATTACCCGTTCAGCTCTGTTAGGTGTCTGTGAATACCATTTGCTTTTTCTTAAATTTATGCCTGCTTGAGTATAAGATTTATTTCTTATCAAAGTCAGACTGTTTTTAAAGGATGCTACACCATCGGCACCCATCTGGAACACCATATTAAGAAGTCCTAATCTACGTACCGAATCGAGAGATAAATAAATAGGGTAAAGGATTTCATTAACTTTCACAGAAGCTAAAACTTTATCTAGGTCTTGCTGGAATAAAGTTTGTACTTCTGCTGTTGTGAGTGATCCTTTTGTACTTCTTTTAACTTGTGAATCCAGTATAGCTATTGCATTGTCCATTGATGGTTTCTTACTTAGTAAGTGTCCAACACCAACTGTCCAATAACCTTCTGTATCTTTGTAGACGGTTGTTTTACTTCCTTCGTCGAAGGCCACCATACTATAAAGGTCTGTTACTGCTGCCATTAAACCTCTGAGGAATTTCCGTTATCCAGTTCGTTAAATACTTGATGTTCGGCTGACATCTGACGCCCTGGTTTAGTTTTCTTAGTAAGTGCTTTTTGTTCGGCTTTCAAAGCACGGCTCATCATTTTACGCATTTGTTTGGCTTTCATTATTTTTGCTCCTGTAAATGTTTAGTAAGTTGTGCATATCCACCAATATAACTTTCAACACCATCCACATTGGAAAAGATTTGTGGGAAAGTTGTAGGCCGCACGCCTGTTTTAGCAATAACTGTATCAATCAGTTCTTCCGCGGTGAAATCTACGTTTAAAGATTTATACTCAAAGGATTTTCCATTTTGTGTTAGTGCTGTTTTAGCCATTTCACAGTAAGGGCAATTAGGTTTGCCATAAATAAAGTATTCCATATCATTCCTTTCTTAATATTTCAATCGTTTTATAAATGCCTTCATTTAGTTTTGAAGGTTGTAATCCTATTGTTTTCATTCGAGAATCTCTAGGACGTTGAGGTTTTTCTAACAGGGATGTTTCTTTAGGTGAGACTATAACAGAATCGAACCCTGATGTCAAGCGTTTTGCAAAAGCATACCATGAAATACCTTCATCCCCTGCGAAATGAGTAACACCTAGTACCCATTGTCTTTCTCCATGCCCATACTTATAAATTGCATCTGCCAAGTCAGGGGCGTAGGTTGGACAGCTAACCTGATCATCAACCACATTAAACTCCTCCTGACCTTTTTGTGCTGCTAAGAAGATTGTCTTAGCGAAATTCTTACCAAACTCACTGTAGACACCAGAGGTGCGAATAATGATAGCTTGGTCGTTGATTCCAGTCACCCAACGTTCACTTATTTCTTTGGTTTTACCGTAAACATTCAAGGGCCGTGGTTCATCACAGGGTGAATACCAGTCTGAACTATCCACGCGATCACCAAAGACATAATCAGTGCTGATATGAATAAAACGGATACCCATTTCATCGCACAGCTCAGCTAAAATTGCAGGGCCAATGGCATTAACCGACAGAACTTTATTCAAGTCTTTCTCTGCCTCGTTAACATTAGTATATGCTGCTGCATTTACCACAACATCAGGTTTGATTAACTCCAAATACTTTTTAACAGCAGTGCAATCTGTAATATCTATAGATTGACGGTCTAAGGGATAAATAAAAACGTCATCAGGTTTTTGTTTCTGCATAGCCAAACCTAACTGACCAAATCCACCGAACACAACATACTTTTTCATTTGAATAGCTCCTCAAATGTCAAGGCTTTTCGATCTTTCTCTGAAACTATGGGAGTGAATCCTTTGCCCAAGAGATCAAAGCCCCAGTCAATATTAACTGTCTCATCCCACCAAGCTAGACTTTTCTCCGATAACGGATCGTAGTATTCAGTGCATTTGTATTCAAAGATGGCCTGATCTGACAACACTAAAAATCCATGTGCAAAGCCAGGCGGAATCCAGAACTGATTATGTCGTTTGGCACTCAGCACCACACCATCGTATTGACCAAAAGTATCACTACCTTCTCTCAAGTCAACAGCATAATCCAATACCTCACCTTCAATAACCCTCACCAATTTACCTTGAGGGTTGTTCACTTGGAAATGCATTCCTCGCAAGACACCTTTTGCGGATTTCGATACGTTATCCTGAACGAACTTTACATCACCAATGAAAGGAGCGTAGCGCTCTTCATTGAAAGATTCAAGGAAAAAACCTCTTGAATCACCAAATACTTGCGGCTCGAATACTTTTAAACCAGGAATCGAACAATCCTTAACCTTCATATTTCCCACCTCCTACTTTATGAACTAAATACTTACCGTAATCTGTTTTATACATCATGTAACCTAAGTGCATTAGTTGCTGATGTGAGATCCAACCCCGTTTGTAGCCGATCTCTTCTAGGGCCGCAATTTGCATCCCCTGCTGACGCTGAATTGTCCGAACAAACTCTGAAGCTTCCAACATGCTTTCATGTGTTCCAGTGTCGAGCCAAGCAAACCCTCGTCCAAGAATCTCAACATCTAAGGTCTGGTCTTTGAGATATGAGATATTAATATCAGTAATCTCTAGTTCCCCACGCGGAGAAGGTAATACTTCTTTTGCACGATTTGCTACGGTATGGTCGTAAAAATACAAACCTGTGATCGCATAGTTGGATTTTGGGTTCTCAGGCTTCTCTTCAATACTCGTTACCATTCTGCTATTACCTTCGAAACCTACAACTCCGAAGCGCTCAGGATCTTTTACTTCATAACCAAAGACCACCGCTCCGCCTTTTTCCTCGATCTGTTTTCTCGCGTTTTTCAGCTTCGCGCTGAAGCTTTCGCCGAAGAAAAGATTATCGCCCAGAACAAGAGCAACATCATCACCATCAATGAATTTTTCGCCTATAATAAAAGCCTCTGCTAGTCCATTTGGTTCTTCTTGGATAGCATACTCAATGCTAATACCAAAATCACCACCATTTCCCAACAGGGAGATAAAGCTCGACTGATCTTCCTGAGTTGTAATAATCAATACTTCACGGATATCCGCAAGCATCAATACCGACAACGGGTAATAGATCATCGGTTTATCATAAACAGGCAGAAGCTGCTTACTTACACCTTTTGTAATAGGATAGAGGCGAGTGCCGCTACCTCCAGCTAAAATAATGCCTTTCATACTTTGCTCTCCCACCACCAACGGTTCTCCAGATACCATTCAACTGTTTTCTCAATACCTGTTGCAAATGTTTCTCTTGGTTTCCAGTTCAATTCTCTGCTGATCTTACTCGCATCAATTGCATAACGTAAATCATGACCTGGACGATCAGAAGCAAGTTCTACAATGTCCCAAAAGTCAATGTTAAGTGCATTCAGAATTGTATGGATAACGATCTTATTGGTATGTTCGTTATGACCGCCAATATTATACTTTTCACCAATAACGCCCTTGGTGACAACGGTGTAGAGTGCTCTTGCATGATCTTCCACATAGAGCCAATCACGAATCTGACTACCATTACCATAGAGAGGAATTTTCTTACCCTGTAAAGCATTTGTGATTACTTTAGGGATAAGTTTTTCCGGGTGATGATAAGGGCCATAGTTATTCGAGCAGTTTGTGATAACCACAGGCAAACCATACGTGCGGTGCCAGGCAGAAACAAGGTGATCACTTGCAGCTTTTGATGCAGAGTAAGGACTGCTTGGATCATATTTGTCATCTTCCTTGAACAGCGCGTTAGCTTCATCACGATCACACAAATCCCCGTAAACCTCGTCGGTTGAGATGTGATGGAACTTAATCAAACTTGGTGCATAGTGACGAGCCGCTTCAAGTAGGTTGAAAGTGCCATTCACGTTAGACTGAATGAATACTTCCGGGCTACTGATTGAATTGTCAACATGACTCTCTGCTGCCAGATGCATGATGTAATGTGGATCGAAATACTCAACAATACCATTCACACGTTCCGCATTGAACAGATCATAAGCGTAAAAGCTGATTCTTGGGTTATTGAAGAATTTGGCATTTCTTAAATCTGAAGCGTATCCGATCTTATCAATAACACCGATTTGATGATCCGTGTTTTCCAGCAAGTAACGCACTACGGCACTTCCAATGAAACCAGCACCGCCAGTAATTAAAAATCGCATCTTCTTTCCTCTTTAAAACAGGGAGGTCGAGCCTCCCTAGATATCAAATTTCAGTTATAAAAAATCAAAAGTTTCGCTATCTTCGAAATCTTGTTTTGCAGAGTTCAGTTTGTAGTTTGTTAACTGAATCTCTTGTGCTGCTGCTTGAGTCTTGTCTGGATTTGTATACTCGTCCATCCAAGGCAGAGGGTTTTGCTTAGGAGCTTTAAAATCAGCTTGAATTTTCAGGCGACGATAAATTGGAGCACAGTTGTAATATACCCACTGTTCCATAAGTGGAGCATTCAAGCCTACGATTACACGGCCTTCGCTGAATAAATATTTACCCCATTCTTCTTCCTGTTGAACAACCGTATCCAGGATGTTCTTCAGTCTTGGTTTAACTGCTTCATAGCTAGCTGCCCACTCAGGATCTTTCAATAGTGCATCGATGATTGCATAGTCCATTTGAACGTGAAGCATCTCATCTAACATGATCTTTTGAATCAGTTTACATGCACCGATAAACAAGCCCTGTTTAGCCAACGAGAATGTTGCAGAGAATGAGGACATAAACTGAATACCTTCCAGAGCAATCAATGCTACCATTCCTTCCAGCAAAAGTTGACGCAGATATTCTCCATCCTTTTCAAGAGTCAGAATACCAAGTGCGTATTCGTGTCCAGCCCTTTCCAGAGAAGACATAACTTCTTCAACAATTCCCATCCGGTTAAACATGTTTTGGTTTTTAACAATCTCATCAATCACAACAGATGGATCTTTAACACACTGGCGAACAATCTCAGAATAAGTGAGTGCATGTAAGCCTTCCACTTCACTCTGTTTCAGCATCATCAAGCTTGCTTCATTGTTTGTCAAGAAAGGCGCAAACAAAGTTATGATTGATTTAGCAAGAGAGTCGTTTTCCCATTGGAAACTTACGTTCTTAATCATAACATCATAGTTATTGTGGGAACAAGTTGCAAAATCTTTTCTGGATTGATCTAGATCAACTTCATCTTCTGCCCAGTCCTGGGATTTCTGTTTTTTATACAGATTAAACATCTCTGGATATGTTACGTTCACTGAATCATAAATACCTAATTGCTGACTCAGGAATACTGGGTAAATGCCACTTTTGTAGTTATCATTCTCTAAATTAATAGCTGCCATTAAATCATCTCTCCTGCTTCAATACCTTGCAGGTACAAATACACTGCATGTTGTTCTTCTGTCATACCGACATCGTTATCTTGTGCTGTCTCAATGAAATCTAACAAAGCAGACAAACGACTCAAACTAATCTTAATGTCAACTAACTTTTCCATAATACTCCTTACATACTTTACGTATACGTTCAATTTCTTCCACTATCCAATCAAAGTGCTCTAGATAGTGAACCCGTGGATTATCTTCTGTCCCATAAAAATAGTAATGAGCCAAGGGAAGATTTGATTCTATTAATAGTCTCAACAGATCTTTGTTCTGTCTGAGCTTGCTCTTAATTGCTTCCTTCAAAACTTCTTTCTGGGATTCTGCTAATCCCTCTTTATCTATTCGATCATCTCTGATTGTTTTGCCAAACTTCTTGGCTTCAAAACCTGACATTTGCTTAAGCTGAGGATATTTACAATCTGTTAGGTAGTAATACCAGAAACCCTCCAGGCATTTGAAACTTCCGTAGCCTTCTACTGTAACAGGATCACTGGAGATGTTTGTTAGCCGTCTTCCTAAGATCGTTTTACCTTTCGTGTAGATGTTTATATGATCCACACCATCATTAATGGGTAAGAACATAAATTCTCCTGAATAAAAAAGGGCCTAAGCCCTTTATTCACATCCTGCAAGCCTCGCACCCATCATCTTCCATAAGAGGAAGATCTTCAGGTGCATCCTGTTGCCCAACTAACGCTGCTAAATCTTGATCTGCTAACGTATCGGCTGACTTTGTACGACTGTTCATATAGTACAGAGATTTAACACCCATTTTCGCACAAAGCAAGATAAACTTAATCTTGTCTTTGATTGAGAGTTTACCATCCTCTGTTTTAGAGTAATCAATATACTCATCACAAGAGATTCCCTGATCCATAAACTTAGTGAAGATACCATACATCTCCGCCATATCTTTATCTGGCGTGTCCCAGGCGATCTGATACTTGTCCTTCAGCTTTTCATACTGGGGAACGATAAACAACACGTTACCTTTCTGGCTTTGCTTATAGATAATCGTATCTCGTACAGGATAAAGAGAGTTGGTTGTATTGCTCACCAAACTACTAGATTCGTTAGGGGCAATAGCTGTCAGAACACTGTTTCTGATACCACCATTATCAATAATCTCTTTACGTAACTCTTCCCAATCAAACTGTAACTTAAAATCTGCAATCGTGTCTACAGCAGGTGCATACGTATCAATTGGTAGCCAGCCTTGAGGCCATTTGGTTTTATGCATCCACTCTGCATTACCTTTCTCTTTTCCTAAACGAAGAGAAGCTTTAGCCAACCAGTAATAGTGACGTTCAGCCAACTCGTGCATTAGGATCTTACCTTTCTCTTCACTGTAATTTGTATCATTGCTAGCAAGGTAGTGAGCCAGGTTTGTAATACCGACACCAATAGAGCGACGAGCCTTAGCTGTCAGTTCATTATGGTAGAATGGGTATTCCATATCCTCAATAATGTTATCAATAGTTAGTACAGTGTAGTAGGCAACTTTTTCATACTCTTCCGGTCTAATACGTCCTGCAACGAGAGAGGATAAGAAACAAAGTGCCAACTCAGAGGAATCTAAATTTTCTCCTGTATCTAGATCGCTCATTTTCTGGAACGCTTTTGTAGGCAAGAAGATTTCCTGACACAGATTTGATTGATAAACCAAATCCAAGAAAGGAGTATGTCTATTTACGTTATCTGCGAAGAAAACATAAATACGTCCAGTCTCAGCGCGTTGCTTAATGATTTCCACTAGCATATCACGCGCCTGCACAACTTTCTTCTTGATTCTACGTCTTGAAACAATATCAAACACACGTTCAAATTCTTCTTCAGAAGCGTAAAGTGCTTCATAAATCTCTGGAGCCTCATCAACACTCACTAACATCCAAGCTTTACCTTGGGCCGCACGGCGAAGGAAAGCATTATTGATCACGATTGAGTAATCAAGCTTATCCACTCGCTTATTGTTCGGTGTTGTTGGATTTTTCAGTCTCACCAAATCATCAAAGTCCGGTTCTAGGCAAGTAAATGTCACAGTAGCACTACCACCACGACTGGCTTGTTTAGAAGCCCCTACACTAGATTCCATCCAACGTAAATAAGGTAACATACCTCCATGAATAATACGGTTGTTTTTAACACCTTGACCCGTAGCACGAGTTGAGATGTTAACACCAATCCCTGCATTATTCAGAGTGTACTCATGTGCAATTGTGTTAGCGATACGTTGTGACTGGGCTGTATCGTCCGCACGGAACAAGCAACATGATGCACTTCCTGCAATATTTGTACGGATTGTAGTTAGATATGGAGATGGCAGATTGATCTTAAGATCGCTTGTAAATGTGTAAAGATTTTTCACATCTTCAATACGACGATCTTTAGGTTGTTTCTCCATAGCTCGCATTGCCAGTCCCATAAACAGGAACTGCGGGGATTCATGTACAATCCCCTGCACTGCATCTTTTACAAGATATTTATCTTCCATCTGACGAAGAACAGAAGATCCGTAAGTCAGATTTTTATCGTGCTTAACAGTCTTACCCAGAAGATCTAATTCTGCATCTGTGTAATCCATCTTAGCCCATAGTTGGCGTGACACCATATCATGATAGAAAGCTGTAAGTGTTGGAATACTGTTAAATCCACCATGAGCTTGTTTGTAAATTTGTCCGAGAATTAATCGTCCGGCAAAATCACTATAAGCTTGTGTCTTTTTATCTAGGCAAGCTGAAATCATTGCATTGTGCAATTCACGGCTTGTCATCCCATCGTAACCACGATTAACGGCTTCAAGTTCGATCTCTGACCAGTTTACTTTACGAGCACTCTGATCTGCAAACTCTGACCATTTACGTAGTTTTTGAGGGTTGAATTCCTCTCTCTTTCCATTCGATTTAGTAATATAACGAATCAATTTAACTTCCTTAATTATTAACTGTGTAAATTCAATACATCAACATCATAACCGCTTCTTTGGTCGTTAAATAGACCGTTAGCGTATAAATATCCTTCGAAATGAATTATGTCATGGAATCCGCGCTGCTTGGCGTATTCGTTAGCATTTCTCCTATGAGGAGATAAACTGCCACTCGTATCTAGGATCACAGTAACTTCACATTTCATTTCTTCATCATAATATGTTTCGGTAATACAACCTTTGTACTTTTCTGACATTATACCTCGCCATCTAAAATATCGCTAAAGCCTTCTGTAGGAGGCTGTTCCTCGTTACCGAAATCTTTAAGGCGAATGTAGCGATTATTCCCTGAAATAGTTTCCTGTCCATAGTGAAGAACCTCAGTCTTTTCATATAAGGATTTAAATACACAATCATCTTTAACAGGGAAACGGTAAACATCTACAACATAAATAAGTTCATTACTAAGATTACTCCGAATATTTGCTTCGATTTCTCTAGTATATCCTTCTTTGTCCAAGTCCCAACCAAGAGACACTAGGGCTTGTTTAATAGTTTTACTTAAGATCTCTTTTGGCACATATCCATCAACTGCCGCTGCAAGCCACACTGGGGTTTGTTTAATGGTGGTCATGCTAACACTACCATACGTGGTATTCTTTCTCATCAAAGCCTCTTTAACATTTAAAATGGAGAGCATGTAGCTCTCCGAACTAAGGACATAGTACTACAAAACCTAAGCAAAGTCAATAGGACTTATCACCATTCTGTATGGTTGTCAAGCAATTGTCTATGTTGTACCCAACCGCAAAAGTTTGCGCTCCAGAATTTACCTGCCCGATCAACATGGGTAACACCCTTTTCCCAATTCTCTGTGTCTTGGGTGATCTGTGGGCCACTCAGAATAAAGCTAATTCTTTCTAATTGAGTGACGTGTTCCATCGGTGTAGCCTGATGCTCAAACGGAGAAGCATGAACCTTGGCACCAGATAACAATTTAGCGTAAATGTCTAGAGCTTTCTCTTTAAGCATGTTTAAAACACGATAACTCGCTTGAGCACAACAAGAGGCAGAGATTGCTAAAGCTTCCTCTAAAGTAAGGAAAGTCATCCCTCCCTCTTCATTTACAATATAATAAAGGACTCCTCGTTGTGCGGAATTTTTATGCAATACATAAGGTGTATGCCATTCACCTGGTAATAATATTTCTGGTTCTGACTTATCAGATGCTTCTTTCATTAACTCAGCAAGGGCTTTGATTGACGGATCTGCATCTGCATCAATTCGTAACCACCAGAAGTTTGTAAACTCTGTTGCAGTGAGTACCGTTTTAATGAACTGGAACGGCTCTAGGAGACGATTAGCAATCTGCTTATGATAACCTGCGGCTGCAAACTCTTCTGCGAACCTGATAGCGCTGAGGGCCGCTAAATCCCACCATTCTTCGGGAGAGTAGCCTGCTGCAATCGGAGCATCATAATCCTCACCTTTATCTTGCATACCAGGTTGGTTTGCACCGAAGCGGTATGGTCGTGCTGGTTTCTGGCGAACAAGGTCAATCAGTTTAGCTACAGGGATAGCTCGACTGGATGCTGCATTTCGGCTAAAGAGCCTGTGTGTCATTATTTCTGAGTGAACTAGGCGTGGATATACCAGTTCGAAGGTTGTGATTCGCTTTCCTGCCGGAGAGATCGAATCTGCGATAATCTTGGCTGAATAGCCTTTACTGTTTTCTGCGTACATTACTTCTCCTTTACCTCAATGTTTTTCCAATATATTCCCAAGGATTCTCAATAGGTGTGACAATCACGTTAGGTAACTTCTTCATCTCTGCTAGATGTTCATCTGCATAAATTGTATTCAGATAAATCTTAACTACATTATCTGGAAACAATACCAGATTTTCGGCTCTATCGTCAATAGCTACATCACAAGGAAGTAAATATTTTTCTTTAGTAGCAAAGAATCCGTTACCAGTGCCTAAACTAAAATCTACAGACTTCAAGGATCTTCGTATGTGTCTGTATTTTGAGCTAATGTGTCCTCCCTTGGTAACACTCGCAATCAAGAATGTGCTGCCTGATTCAGCTAAGCTGTTAATCACTTCTGCACTATCAGGGATCACATCCATCGTATCATACAGATGGGGATTTTCCCAAAAAGAATGAGGAGCTATACCAAATGTTTCCTGAAAGTCTGGAAAATACCTAGAGAGGTCATAATGAGAAACTTTCTGATTTTTGTCAAGGACAATATTTTGTCCACTAACAGCATTTAAATAATTTAACCAGTGAACATCCGAAGGTGCTACTGTCAAATCCCAATCGCAAACTATTCTCATTTACTATGCTCCACAAAACATTTCCTACACATTGTTGTGTATGTTTCTTCACCACCTAACACAATTTGTTCATCACTCTCTATAATCCTAGCATTGAAGATCGCTTTTCTCCCGCACTTACAGATGCTTTTCAATTCTGTTATAGAGTCAGCTATAGCAAAGAGTCTGGCACTTCCTTCAAAAAGTGCTGAAGTGTAATCTGTCTTCAGTCCATAGCAAAAAATAGGAACATCATAAGTATCTACAAGGGAGCCTAGTTTATCTACAATATCGGAAGATAGAAATTGAGATTCATCTACAAAAATAGCACATAAATTAGAGGTTTGTAGTGCCATCTCAACTGGAACCAAATCTTTAACATTTGAAATAGGGTATGCTGGTTCCGATAACCCTAAGCGAGAAGATATAACCCCTTCCCCATTCCTCACGTCTTTACTGGAAGTCATTAGCAACACCGGCATACCTCGCTCTTTGTAGTTTTGAGCTGTCTGCAAGAGATGTATTGACTTTCCACTATTCATAGGACTGTATCTAAAATAAAGTTTTGCCATCGCTTTCCTTTGTCTTTAGGATTTTTCTGTAAATTATCAAATCACTATTCTTCTGTCAAGAGTACCTGAATGATTTGCTCTCTTCTTTTTGAGATAGTTGTTTCTGGGGTAATGCCTCTGTCTTCAAGCCATTTTCTGTCTTGTTTACTGCCCACCAAACGGATCGCCTCTTTAGTAACCTTTGCTTTTTCAAAAGATACTCCTTGCTTATCTGCATAGGCTAAGGTGCTGTTACATTGTTTGCACAAAACACGTAGGTCTTTCAATTGCACATACAGTAACCTAGTTATAAAGCCGAGCACATCTGCGTGACACGTCAAACTCCCTGCTGCGATGATGTGATCCACCTGGAATTCCTTCTGGGGGCCAGTTACACCACAAATCTCACAAGAACAATGCCACACTTGTGTAACTTTACCATTCTTGTATTTTTTGTCAACTTTAAAACGGTTTTCAATAATCTTCTGAATCTTTAGTGGATGTTTAGTCCAACCTCTACGTAGTAGTCCACGTAGCCAAACATAAAATTCAGATTTTGTTCTCCAAGGTGTGCCATCTCCCCATACCTTGTTAGGCTCTCCTGTAAGATCCTCGACTATCTTAGCCAAAGGCTTTGTAACTTTTTTAGCTGCTTTTGCCATTACTCCCCTGTACTTTTACTGCCCTGTAGTCATTGGGCGTTACGTTGTATTTGAAGAAAAGCATTCTCTCAAATGCTTTCCGACAACAGTTCTCTTGTATTGTGAGCTTTACTATTAAAGATCCTTTCTGACCTTTATGGTAAACCTGCACAACATCTCCCTCTTTATATTGTTCAGGATTGGTAGACACCGGCTTCCTTCATCATATCTTCTACTAATATTGCCGCTGAGTCATAATTACGCATCCACATATCTTTTAAAGCAGCCCTGAAAATAACATCATCTGTGAACACATCAATCCAAGCACAGGCTCTTTCATATGATGCCCAACCCTGTTGAGGATAGTTTTCTTCCAGGGAGTGTGGAGCTTTCTCAAATAATTCTCTTTCGATATTAACACAATGTAGAGCTTTAGTGAGGTCAATAGCTTTACTCACTTTATTCCTGCTACCGTACTTTGCCAGTTTACAAAAGCAAGGTGTTCCGCCCACTAGGTAAGCTAATTCAATAGGTTGGATACGTTGATTTTTGTAGTGATTGCCATCGACTTGAGTGTTTAATGCAGATTGTTTTTCCATTTATTTCTCCAGAAATTATAAAGGGGCTTCCGCCCCTTTTTATTAGATACCTAAAATAGTGTTGGACATTTTTTCTTTTGTTCTGTTGTTTTTTCTTCCTCTAGATAAACCATCGCAAGAATTACAACGAATAATGTCAAAGCTACTCACTGCTGTATTGTACTGTTTTCCTTCTACAATGCCAACGTCTGTGCTTCCACAACGAGGGCAACGACAAACTTCATCTTTATAGAAAGCAGAAACATTTGGGTGCTGAGGAATCCAAGCCAAGAGTTTCAGGTACAGATCACGTAGACTTAACACATCCCCATCATTATAGGTTTGCATACGTCCAAACGCATCACGATCACCTTCACAACATGCTTTCCACAATGGGAAACCTTCATTATCCAGTTTGAAGTTCTCTGTCTCGAAATACAGACACATTTCCTTCAGTGCATTAGATGGTAACGCAAATTGCTTCTTAGCTGCTTTCAGCGTATCAACAACAACATAAGTACTTGGTGGCTTCATCCCATGATATGCAAAACGTTGGTTGATATAAGCACGGTCAAATTTAACACCGTTGTGCGCAACAACAATATCTGCATCGTCAAGTAATTGCCACAGATCTAAGCACATAGCATAGTCATCAGTGTGATCGATATCAAACAAATCGTAATTAGTTAAGTTTCTTCCTTCCACTTCTCCAGTGTGTAAATCTGCACTTGAATAAGAAAGCAAGTAACCACGTTTAATAACTTGTTCAGGTGAAATGAAAGCTTTAAATCTACGGAAGCTGTAAGCAATCTCAGGGGAGGTTTCAACATCCACTACTTTAATTACTGGGCCATCTTTGATTTGACTTGTAATTTCAACTACTGAATCAATCTTGCTTAATGTTTCACGTGCTAAGAAATCATTTACTGTGCTTTTCTTGCTGCTACTGCCTAATACTAGAGAAGCAATTGCACGGCTACTGAAGCCTTGTAATTTATAAGTGAAGATTTCTTTTTTCTGTTCTTCGGTAAGTCTACTCATTCTTTGTCCTCGTAATCTTTTAACATGCTTGCAAACGTTGTTGGATCGTTATCAACCCTATGCATATACACTAAACTAAATATAATCTCCAACCATTCATCTGTTGTCATTGAGATCTCTTTCCCTGTCCAAGAAGTATATTTAACTCCTTCTGGGAACCAAGTGTGGTATTGAGTTTTGACTACATTGAATAATTGTGCTTGTGTTGTGCATGGACGTATTAAGTTGTAGCAGGCTTGATCTCCAAACTTAATACCGAAATCTTGGTACGGTCTAATAGTATCTGTGCTATCGCCCATTAGTAGTTGATAAGCTAACCAGAAACTACCCCAGCCCTTGATATCTTTGCTAACCCTTCCTTTTGAATCCTTTTTCTCAATAATCCACAAATCACCAATCGAATCATCAATGTAAATGATGTCTGGTTGTTTATATGTGGTTTCACCTTTATCACGGTAGAAATTAAGAAGGAATCCGGGAGTATGTAAGCTGTCTTTATCGATTGAGGCAATTACGTAAGAGGTTTTACCAGTGCTCACATAATCGTTATAGCCTTTAAAAGCATATTTCTCTAACTGATCATCCGCTTCAATATCTACAACAACTTCACCATTGTGTTGCTCTACAAGGTAGTCTTTTGTCTCTGAAAGTTGAATTGGTTTTGTTTCTGAACGGCTAGATTTGTATTCTTTTGGTAATTCTATTTTGTGTCTGAATGTTTTACCTACACCAATAACACCAGCATGATGTTGTAGACCTGTATGTTTACAGATACCTTCAACTTTTGTCTTTGCTGCTTGAAGTGTGTGTGATAACTCATCAGGCGGGATTTGAACATTTTCAATGTAAAAATCGTCTTTCGTGAATGTTGTGGCGTTTTGCTTTTCTCTCTCAGCGTTTGTCGCTGCTAGCCAACCACCAATAACTTTGGTATTGCCCCAAAATTCTGTAACATTCTTGAATCGTTTTTTCCTTCCAGAAGCTTTGTGTACGGCATCAATGCATGTTTTTTCCAGAGCAGAGGCTGCTTGGAATGCGATCTGATCGTAATCAATAACGATTACCGTATCTTCGTTAACATATTTTGATAGGTCTTCTGGTTTTATTGTGATAAATCCTGAAATCTTTCCTCCTACTGTTTAATCATCTGTTTGGAATGTCTTAGTTATCGGACAATCTTGATATTTCTTAATCTCAAGAGTCTCATCGTGTGCTGAGTCAGAGTACATGCAAATTTTCATGTTACCAGATTCCATTTCATCAGATAACTGAAGAGTAATGTATTGGTCTGCAAACACAGATGTAGATACTAATAACAAACTAAAAATTAGACTTTTCATAACTGGCTCCTAAAAGCCTCTCATCAACTGAGAGGCATAGTATCACGATTAGACTTCGGATGTCAAGCTTTATTACTCTTTATTTGTTTCTTCTTTAAGATCCTGGATTACACCACGAATCTCATTGAAGCAAAGCATAATATCTGCTGCAATGGTTGCAGATGGTTCCTTGAATCGCTTATCCCACTTCAAGCTCTTCAGGGTAAACTCAGTATCTACGATGAAACCAAGAGTACCATCAAATTCCAAACCAATTGCAATAACTTGCTTACCTGTACTGGACATCAGATCAGAAGCTTCTGATTCATACAAGCTTTCTTTACTCCACACTACAACACCATCACCATCTTCAAGTTTGATGTAGTTGCCAAGAGACATACGTGTTTGGATGTCCCCTGTAAGCATCTCAGCAAAGCCTTCGATAACATCAAGTTCATCTTCAACTACAGGTGTTACTGGGAAGCTTTCAATACGTTCACGAATAAAGTTGGTCAAGTCTTCACTTGCTTTCTTCGTAATGTTTGTAATATACACCTGTGATTTAGCCAAGTCAACAACCAAAAGATTTTCAAACACGTCTACCTCTGTTTCAGGCAACAGACTGTAAGTGATCTCGTCTGTAAAGGTCTGTTTCTCTTCTTTGGTGAATTTACGAACATCACCAGGGTTTTGTTCTGCGTACAGACGGGCAAGCTCTTCCAGTTTCTCCTTCAGAAGACGTTTCACTTTCTTCTTATCAACTTTCTTAACAGAACGTGTAATGTTCACAAGTTGCATACCATCTACTTCTTTAACCCACTCACCATCTTCTTTGAAAGGTGTTAAACCGATTGAGTAATCTTCGTATGCACCTGCTACACGATACTCATATGGTAGTTCTTCTTGAGTAAGAATTTTATTCAGATCAACAGCTTCAGCCAGAGAAAGAACAACAACAGATTTGATAGATTTTGCAAATGACATAAAAATTCCTCTTTATTTGATAACTTTAACTAAGTAAGCAACACCGCCGTATACTAAAGCATGATCTGGAATCTTGCAACCTTTAAATGCCTGATTCATTACAATTTGTGCTGTAGTCGCTTTTAGTGTTGGGTCTGAAAGCCATTTTTCTTCTGTGTAGAAGCGAACTTTCAGTTTCTGACCTTTAGAGGATGTCACAACGACATCCTCAGTTGTAATATCTTCGATACCATGATCTTTCAGATTCTTGATAATCTGTTTTAGCTGGTATTCCATTGCATTATGCTTTAAATCTTTCATTTTGCAATCACATCCGCAATCTTAGGCTTCTTGAATACAGAAGGTTTCATAATCTTACCGTTACCGTCAAAGAACACATAAACATTATAAAGATCGTTAAAGGTGTAAGTGAAACCTTCATACTCCACACGCACATCCTTCAACCATTGAAGCTCAGCCTTTAAGATCTGTTCTTTATCTTCAACTGGAAGATTATGAGATTCCGAAAGTTGCTCAATAGTCGGGAACTTGCTCATATTGCTTGCAAGTACTTCTGTTAATACAGCCTTACCATCATACGTGGTTTTAATTAGAGAATCACGTGCAGCCTTGAAGATGGACATTCCTAGATATGCAAGTTGTTCTGCTGTTGAAAATGACTCACGTGCTCGCATATAACTTTCATAAGGATCTTCTGGGAATACTCCACCTACATCTCCATTCATTATCTGTTCAACCTGATCAGCACCGAAGAACATGTAACTCAGATAAGAGCTTACAACAAAAATATCCCCAAGAGCATCTAACATTTCAATGTGATCATTGACTTTTACAGCATCACGATATTCTTTCAGTTCTTCAAATACAAGTTTAATCTGGAGTTCAAACTTTTCTTGTGTGAAGAAATTTTTAACTGCATCAAACGTATCGTCTTTTGCGTTTAGGGAAATTGCATTCCATTTAATGACATCATTTGCTGCTTTGATGAAAAACTTTGCGTGGTTTGGGTTGCTTTTATAAAAACTTTTATTCATTTTCTCTCCGTTAAAGAAAAGGGCCGAAGCCCTTATTTAAAAATCCAATGCACGACTGCTACAATGATAGTTCCTGCACCAACACCTGTGCAAATATTTACTAATGCGTTTAAAACATAAAAGAACGGGTTGGTGTTCTTAAAAACTGTCCGCACCTCAACATAGATGAGGATAGCCAAGAAAATAAGAAGTAAACCTACATAGACAAGGATTTCCGCTGTCATTCTAACACCCTCCATGTTTCAGGATCTACGTCTCGTTCACTAATGCCTACTGCAAAAGTAGGGACGCCATCTTCGGTGTAATCCTGGAAACTGATTGTGATGAAGTTATCCACTAGGTGCGTACACGTTGAACGATACTGATGATCACCTTTCATCTTCACGTTTACCTTAACACCATTTTGAAGACGGCAGTATAGCAGAAGTTCATCGTTCTTGTCAACCTCATATCCTTCAACAAATACTTCTATCGTCTGGAAAATCTTCCATTTAATCAGATCTGAAGAACGGAAGTTGAATTCGTAGACACCTTTGAAGTTACGGACAATAATACCTTCATATCCGCCTTCCATGTACTTACCAATCCAGAGTTTTACCTCTTCTTCGTTTTCAAAGATCCGACCTTCCACAAAAATAATGTGGGACAATCCAGATGCTTCTAAACGAGCATGGAACATATCTGCATAACGACAATCTTGCTGTTCAAGTTGACCTTCTAGTGTTGGCAACCACCAGCACTTATTAGCATCAGGAATATCGAAAACATGATACTGAAGATCAGCACTCTCATATCCACCGTACCGGTTCACATCCAATACAGGGAGAGTGTCCACACTCACCATACGTTTAGCAAAGTTTTTCCACTCTTTCTCACCAGCAGCAATTGCTTTATCTCGACGTTTAGTGTCCAGATCAAAATCTTTCTGAATCTCTTCAGCAATCGTGGCATGTGTACGCCATTTCTTAGCCAGAGCGCCAATCTTTTGTAGGCTCAAACCATGAATATAAAGTTCACCGTCCAACATGGGGGTTCGATTTGCAAAGATTGTGTTTGAAAGCTTGTCTCGCAAGAAGACCAACTGATCAATCAATCCGCCCTGAATTGGGAACGTTTTATTTCCACGACTATTGAAAATAGGTTTACCATCAGCATCAAATGTTACCAAGCAACGTAAGCCGTCTAGCTTAGGCTGACCATAACAAGGATAAATAATGTCGTGGCTACGTTTGTTACCGTCATGCGCCAACATAGGTGAGAATTGTTCTACTGTACACAACTCTTCCTGCGTTTCACGATAACCTGTACGTACTTGTTTTTCCCATTTGGAGATAGCTTCAAGTACTGCTTGTTCTTCCCCGGTGGTTTCGTTTGCACGACCAACGTTCTTAGGAACTGCTTTAGTACGTTTGGTTTGGATTTTACCTCCAAGCTTACCAAACTCAACAGAGATTTCATCTCCTACTGTGAAGACTTTCCACTCTTGGAAACTTCCATCTTTGTTTAAAGCATATAGGGTTGTTTTTATTTGTTTCAATCTTCCACCTTACGAAGGATTTGAGGGTTAGGATATCTTACGGTATGTGGTCTTCCGGTAACATCATGGTAAACCACATCCACATAACCATAATTAATGGCGTATATTGTCATTTTGCAGCCTCCTGAGAGGAGACGTACAACGTCCCCAACTTTAAGATTATGCATATTAACTGAAGCTCCATTCTTTCAACTCATCTAAAAGCTCTTCTAATTCTGAATAGAAGTAGTCTCCGCGTGTTGTGCTCACCATAAAACTTTCAACCTGAACACCGTTACTCCCGATGATTTCCGATAAATTTTCAGAAATCTCACTAATGGAAACACCTCCGTTATACACTGAAAGATTTTCTTCCCCACGATTACCACGTAAGTAGACTGCTGTAGACATTTTATTCTCCTTTGTTATGAGCTTGGATCATTGCTTGAAAGATGAATACTACCAGATCTGAGATCTTATTGTCAAGTTCTGTTTCATCTCCATCGTAGTATTCTAACATATCATCTGCGGTAGATGGCAGTTCTTGCTTAAACTCTGCAATGCCAGCCGCCACCATTGCCTCTGTAATTTGCATATATCCCCCTAAATAAGTTTGATTGATCCGCGTAAACGCACTGCTTATCGCTCACGAATCTCTTGTGGAACATTATGAATGCTATCATTACCATGACGATTTTCAACAATCAAAGAGACAACATTACAACACATCTCTTCAGCAATTGCAAGGTAAGGAGCTAATTCTTTTTCTGTTGTTGTCGTGTTCGCTACAATAACAGAGTTTCCTTTACCAAGTTCATCGATAACCCTGTTTTGGCACCACACATGTGATGCCGCTACTGTAGAAGGCATCCAGTTGTAATTGCCTTCTTCGTCGTAGTGAAACATATCTGCTTCAAAATAGCTGATACCCAAACCTTCAGCTAAGGTATTAGCAAATGTGCTTTTACCGCTCCCAGATACACCTCGAATAATATATAATGTTTTCACTGTTTCCTCTTAACGTATGTCTCCAACGTGCTAACACGTCTGTTCAAAGGAGCATCAGAAAATACTTCTGACGGTAATTTGTTCATCTTACGTGCGGTGAATAACACCCAAGAGAAAGATAAGTCTTTAACGTGTAAAGCAAACTCTTTCTGTTCTTCAATACCTTTGATTGCTACATAAGCGATATCCATCTTCTCAAGAAGTTCAGCCTTTGCAGCCACAACAGGAGCAAAGTATTCTTCGTCTTCCGGGAAGTATGTCAGGTATTCATCTTGCTCACCCACACAAACTAGTTCCATAACACGATTGATGTTTGGCGTACCATTACCACGCAAGTGATGGACAGCAACGTATGCTGGAGACTTCACCTTACAAACAGGGATACCGTCCTGGTAAACAACATAACCCTCTTGCAGATTTGGCAGAGATTCTGCTGCTTTCACACAAGATACTGGATCACTGAAGCTGAATTGTTTAACGTCTTCCCAACCCATTAGGTAATGTGTTTTAAATCTGTCTACAGAAACAAATTCACCAGTTTTGTTGTTACGAGCAGCTAAGAAATGCAGCTTAGTTCCTTCGTAAACAGTAACAACACGGTTTTCACGACAAGTCAGTTCCAGGATATAAGTGACTTCTGGATCTAATTCTGCGTTTAAGCAATAACGTTGTAATTCGTCCATATCTTCTGCATTGGAAGCTTTCAAACACAGTTCATTGAACGTAATACCAAAGCCCATACAATCGCTCTCAGCAAAAGCTGTACCGCGAGTAGCAAAACGCCATTCACCATTCCAGTGATAGAGTTTGATTAAGCTACCATCCATCTTATCGAAGACGACAGCTTTATTCCAATCTAAGTGAGCTTGTGTATCAGGTGCTTCTCCAAGATTAAAGAACCTGCAAAAAGATCGTGATATTACATTGTATTCTTTGTCAAGAATTAGACCTCGACATTCAATAACAATAGGATCAGTTCTTGGAGAATTGATCTGATCGTAGTTAAGAACATACAGTCCTTCTTCTGGATATTCCTTTACAATGATGCCGTATGCCAGATTCAGTTTAGATACGTTACCGCCATTAGCTTTGATAAAGTCAATAGTTTTCATCGTTCTTTTCCTTTTATTCATCTGTTAGTGGGGCGTCAATATCCGCATTAACGCCTTCAGTTAGTTCTTTAATTTTGTTCCATAAGTCTTTACTTATGGGTTTTACAAGCTCTGGATTTTCTAGCATACTTTTATCTAAAAGATCCAGGAACTTCTCTTCTGTGGACATTATAGCCGCTCCATGTACCATTTGCGAGCTTTGTCTGTCAGATATTTACCAACATCTTTCATGGTAAGAGAGTTTGCTTCAAGAACATCCGTCTCTTCTTTGATAACGTCAATAGACACCCATTTAACAAACTCACCAATCTTAGACCGATCAAAGCCAATTTCAGTTGCACCTTGTTCAAGTCGGTTTTCAGTAACCGCATACTCTACGAATTCTGCAATACTTGCAAGCTTTTCTGTATCAACAGAAGCCAAAGTTTTCACTTTAGAGCTGGAGTGTTTTTCACCTTTCACTTTAAACCAAGTCCCAGAGTTGGCTGCAAACTTAGGATCTACTGGTGTCCACACAACGCCTTCCCCAATACCTGATACTCCAAAGAATTTGCCTACAGGACATTCTGTCTCAATTGCTACAGTGATGTCAATAAGTTTGTTTTGCACAAGTGATGCATTATCAAAATCAATGGTAATATCGTGTACGCCAAACTGAGAAATGTTGTAGATACGTTGATCATTATCTTGAACGCTTCCAGTGATCTTAGGAGAAAGCCAGTTCAAACCATTACCAAGCTCACCAACAGCAACACGGAATACAGAGAAGAAAGGTTCAACTTCATTGACAGCTACACCTTTCTGAATTCCTCGTCCAGCCCATTCACCAGCGATTTCCACTGGGAATTTAAAGTCGATGCCATTTTCTGCACAAAGTGCTTTCACCTGATCCAGAAGGACAGTTAAGTTTTTAGCAGACATGCTGCCAGCGAAACCAGCGTTATCTCTTCCAATTGCCACTACAGCAGATTTAGACTGGAAACATACATCATCTTCTGAACGCCACAGAATACTGCCATTTGTCCCGTGGATCTTAGGCGTACCTACGTACTCCAAGAGGTAACTTTCCGGTGTCTTAAATACAGCTTCATTCTTGTCTTCATCGTAGTGTGAGAAAGACAGCATCTGACGTACATTACTGATTGCCTGACGGAACTGGTTTGTGCTTGGATATTTGATAGATTCACGCATTGTGTTTTCCCCTTTATGATGTCCTAGTGCCATAATTTCACGCTCATCCATGATTTCCATGATCTCATCGATGTGCCATACTTTTCCTGCTACGTCCCAACCAACGTCCATAGTTTTACCGCGAGATTCTTCGCTATCTACTAGGCGACCGTGCTCGTGACCATGCAGCATAATACTTCCATGACCTTTATCGTTCCAGTCAAGGATCGGATAGTGCATGAGACAAATCTTAGTCTTATTATGTTTGATTTCCTTGTAGTACCTTACTTCGCCTCGCTCTTGCAAGGCATCCCGGTACTTCGAATAGTCATGATTACCAAGGATGAAAGTAATCTTTCCTTTCAAACGAGATAAAATCTCTTTTGTTTGTTCAACAGTACCAAAACAGAAATCACCTAAAATGTAACCAGGCATCTCATCAGATGTGCAACGTGCATTCCAGGCAGAGATGAGTGTCTCGTTCATTTCCTCCAAAGTTGCCTCTTTGCGATACTCAGGACAGAAGTTACGCACATTTTTGTGCCAAAAGTGCGGATCGGACATAAAGATCATTTCATTTCCTCTCTTTATTATAAAAGTAAATCAGTGCCGGTGTACTCATCACCCAACAAAGAATTTCTAATTGTATTCCAATAGGTTCTTTACTAAGACCTCCAGCGAAGATATCGCCAAAGATGAGTAAAGATTCTATCATGATATGTAGGCCAAGTACAGTACCAAATTGTGCTTTTAGTTTTACACTTTCAAAGTATCTTCTGTTCATTACAGCAAGCAACACAAACAGAATAGTGAATGTGTAAGACAAAAACAGAACAAAAGTGGTTAGCCAGAGCCATAAACCCATATCATACAGGTTACCAAAGTAAACAAACTCAAAAAACTGTTTACACACTGAATACGAGGAATGTAACACCTGAAGTGACAGCAACCCCAACATCAGCGAACGCCATGTGATCGTCATAATGGATTCCGAATAACGTCAATACCAAACTGAGATTTGAACGTTCTAGCTGCCAACATAAACTTATGCACAGCACTTGGGTTAGAAGAGTGTACATAAATCCTTTTCAGACCTTTGTAAAGCCCAGCATATAAAGCCTCTTCTACTTGGAGAAATGCATCGTAACCTTCTTTTTGTTCTCCAATGTCATTATCAAAACTGAAACACTCAATAGAACTGAGATCATAATTCAATATGAAATTTTCCCATTCTGACCAATTCTTAAGCCAAATCCATTCGGAAGATTGATAATCCTTCGGATCTCTTACATCATCAAACCAAACTTTCAAGGTAACCTCCTAGTTTATTTAATACAATAGATGATTTAATAGCTAAAGTTAATCTTTCCTTAAGTAAACTTAAAGCATAGTATAACCTCTCGTCCTCTTTATTCGAAAGTAATAGAGGTTCCAAAAGTTCAAGCTTGCTTCTCAGGTAAGCAAAATGAGCGTCCTTTTGATTCTCATAAGAGCCTATATATCTAGAAATACCTGTGCCATTATTACATTGAGCAGTAAACTTTTTGTTTTTCTTGTGGTAACGAACTCCTAATAGATAATCGCCACGTTGCGCTTGACGACTAACCAGAAAGTTATTTATATTTTTCGGTAAGAAAATACATGTGTTCTCTGAATATAAATTACTACCATCTGATAAAAGGTCTTTATCCAGTGCCCTACCTTCCCAGGTTTGTTTCTCCATCCAAATCTTGAAATAAGAAAATGTTAACCATTCTTCGCAAACTTTTGTATTATTGTAAGAGAAATATATATTCTCTCCTTTGTAGCATCTTGTCAACATATTTGCCCAAGTTTGATAGTAAGGGCATCTCCAGACAATCTTACCATCAGTGTCCCTCTTTATCACGGGGTAATTTGCATCATTGATACCAACACCACAAACTAACCTCACTTTATATCTCCTAAATCTTTACAAGAAATTCAAGATTATGTTTTTGGTTTGTTGGTAATATCTTAATCCCATGCAAACAAGCTGTATATCCTTCATCATACAACTCATCACTGTGCCAGTCAAACTCATGTCTAAGGTCTTCTCGACGCATGGATGTGTAATATTCATAAGACACTTTAGCACACACCTCAAAAAGATGTCCATCTAAATATCTTTGGCATAGATAGTGCTTGAAAGTTAGAGCTTCGTGCATAAATTCATCAATTACATTCATCAAACCTCCATATGTACACCAGAAATTCTACCGTTTTGGATTGCATCATAGATCTTTTCAGCGTCTTCCATATTAATACCTAACTCTGCAAGATCCTTTAGAGCTTTTCCGTAGACTTTCTTAGTCTGCTGTTTACGGAAATGTGATGGAGTAGTAAAAACTGTTTCTTTACCTTCCACCAAACCAACAGCAAAATCTTTCCCTGAAAAGACAATCTCTACTTCTGTCCAGTTACTTCCACTGCGGTCATAAAAATCATACTCACAGACGCAGCCAACAGGTGGGAATGCATTATCATCCCATTTTTCTAATGCTAAGTACTGGGCTTTTGTTACCCAAGAGGTTCTAGTTTCTCCATATCGTCGATGATCTTCTGCTAATTCATCTAGATCCCCATAATACATTGCACCCTCTTCTTTGCCTTCGTACACTACGTAAAGCTCTTTATCGTGATCTTGAGAAATGTTTGCCACACCTTCAGGCCAACCACCCGTTTTAGGTAACTCTTGTACTAACAGGTCAAGTAATTTCATTTTTTCTTTCCTCCAAGTTTTGGTAATTTTAACACAGCGTTTTCTATGGCGCAAGTAGGGATATGCGTCAGTCCTCTACGTAAAGCATCTGGCATTTGAAGTTCCCAAATTCCCCACCAATATAACTCCCCCTCTGTTAGCGGTTCTGCCATAGGATCTGCATCTTGTTGCTCCAGACGAACTATTGCCTTTTGAATTTCTTCGATAGGATAGTTGAACACAAAATCTGAAGTATTAAACTTCTCTTTCTTGGGAGCCTTAGCTCCCTTTTTAGCAGGTGTTGTCTTAGTCTTTCTTGTACTCAAGCATCACCTCGAAATCTTTAACCACGCTAACAGTGTTATAAGCTACAACATGGCTTTTCAGGTAATCCACCCATTCGATGAAATCCTTTTTTGCTTCTTCGTAGTCATAACAACTCTTAGTAAGATAATCGCCTAAGAACACTTTATAGATAGGATTCATTTTAACCTCTTAAAGTTTTCAATGCCTCTAAAGTTGCTTCCAATTTTTTGATTGGTTTAGCTCGCATGTTTCTCTTATGATCCTTCAAAAACTTCTCCAAGAACTGGATAGGCTGAAATGCTACCAATTCTTCTAGGGATTCGTCAAGACAAAATTCTTCTTTCAGAAGATCATACAACGAATCATGTACTTCTACTGGAACATAACCCTTGGCAATGAGAGCTTTCGTGATCAGGGTTTTCTTACCTGGTGTCCAATTCCTGTTGATAGGCCAAGTGTTCGTACCGTATTGCTCGATGAACAAATCACAAGCACGTTCTTTCATTACCTTACTCTGATCTTCACTAGCGTAGTTACTATGGTAACGGATTTCCTCAACATCTTTATAACCCGAAGAAGACAATTCTACAACCAAAATAAACTGATTTGCTTCCATCAGTAATCGGCTAGCTTCCCACTTCACTTCAAAATCCTTAGCGGTATTACGATCACGGTCTAAGGTGAAGGCTCCAGGTCTAAAATTGTAATCAAACCGGTACTTTCCTTGTAGTTTTGTGACAAAGATACCATTAACATACAGATTACAGTGGTCTGGATCTGATGGTTCATAAGCTTCACCATTCCTAGCCACATAAGCTGGAGTCACACCTTTCAACGGTATGAATCGTTCCTTCACAAGATCGATGATATCTTGAGGTATGCCTGTAATCACCACCTCAACATGTTCTACCACTTTATCTGCTGAGTATACACCTACAACCAAACAATCTGATTCAAAAGTATCGTTGTATTGGAAAGATGGACGCCAGATTTCATCCACGTTGTGTACATAAACCTCTGCACCTAAGCGGGACAAAACCAAGAAGGAAAGTTTCATACCTTCACCAAATTTACCGATAGTGTTCTCATCATCTGCTTTAGAAGACTTACCCATCAAAAGAGATTCAACAGGAATCTTACCACCACGAGAAGTAATCGAGATCTTACCATCGTGCGTTGTAATAACGTCATAATCTCCAGTGTCTACTGCGTTTTGAAGCAGTTCCCTGATACCTTCCCACCAACCCCAGTGGTTAACATAAGATTTTGCAATACTTAAAGGGATAATCTTCATTTTACTTGTCCTTATTTTTCTTCAAAAGCAAGATGCCAATGATCTCAGCAATGCTACTAACAACACCAGCTAAAATTACTAGATAGAGAAACACCCATCCAGGATTCTCTTTCATGAAGTCAATCATAATATCTCCTAGAACGTCTTACTAAGTTTCATGCTCTTATCACAGAATCCACCATTCACCATCTTAGGGGCTGTGATCTGTTGTGTGCAAATAGCCTCGCACACCGGGCAAGGTGCCGTCTCACGGTCTGCAATCTTTTGCATTTTCTCGAATGTTCCGTGTTCTTGGCATTTATAATCGTATACAGGCATCTTTTTTCTCCAATAAAAATTTAAATTTGCTAGGTAGGTCTTCACTATACCATGCACAAAAGAAAATGTCATCATTAAAAACAGCATACCATAAATCACCATCTATGTAACTCTTCTTTAGTGTAAGCATAGCTCTATTCCTTCCTGTATGGCCTTCTCAGACGTTTTCTTGAGAAGCATGATAAAGTACTCGATGAGGATTGTAAAGCGCTTTAGAACGCTTCTCACGATGGATTTCTTTCCTTCTAGCTGCCCCCCTGGTTTTTGGAGCTGGTGTTAAGTCCACCTGTTTATTTAGTAAGTCTTGCACGTAAATTCCTATTGACAATGTTAAAAATATATGCTACGATGCCATCGTCAGTTGGCGAGCGAAGCGAGTTATGTTTTAAGAGAAGTTCTTAAAGATCTGCACTGATCTTAAACTAACTAATAAAAACAAATAAAATTTATTTTGTTGTTGACTTTTAGTTGTTAGTATGATAAACTAACGAGTAAATAACAACGAGCGAAGCGAGTTATATTATTAGTTGTTAATAATTATATGTCAACCCGAAGGGTATCTTGACATAAGATCTTGCATAACAAATATCTTTAATAAAGTGTTGACTTAGTTTTGATAGGTTAGTAGTATGTTCAACAACAAACACACACGAGGAGAAACAAATGATAGTAGAGGTTAATCCACCAATCACAAAATCCGCAGGAGATGTTGAACCTGGTGAAGTTATAGTGAGAGCAAATGAATATCTATTACGGATAGACCATGTAGATAGCTATGGTGATCCAGGGTTTGTATACTTATCTTCAGGTAGAATGGCTCACCCTGATAAATGTATGATTGTTTTGGTTCAACCTAAAGCTAAGGTGGTGATATCATGAAAATTACATTAAGAACGGTACAAGGCTTCAATACATGCCTAACTGATATCCCGTGTGAGGTGTTTACATTCTCAGGCGGAGAAGAACAAGTGAAGATTGATAGTGATCTTTCTCGTTTAGCAACTCGTGGTCAAACAATCACTATTGAGTGTGAGATTCGTTCATCCTCTGACTTCATGCGCTTAGCCATGATTAAAGACGCTGTGGAGCGTCTGGTGGACTTTAACACTGAAATGGTGTTAGTGATGCTTTATACTCCTTACGCACGGCAGGATCGCGTATGCGAGCCAGGAGAGGCACTTTCACTGAAGCGCTTTGGTGATATGCTCAATTCTCTTGAGTTTGACCGTGTTGTTGTTGCAGATCCACATAGTGATGTTACGGGAGCTGTAATCGACAACCTTGTAGTGATTCCACAAGAAGCTATCGTAGAGAAGATGTTAAAAACCTACATTCACAAAAATGATTTTGCTTTGGTTAGTCCAGATGCTGGAGCACTGAAGAAAATCCACAAAGTGAGTAAAGCTTTGGGTGGAGTTGATGTATTCTGTGCTGAAAAGATCCGTGATACGAAAACAGGAAATATCCTCTCTACAAAGATTGATGTTGAAGACTTCAAGGGAAGAAATCTCTTGATTGTAGATGACATCTGTGATAACGGAGGAACTTTCTTGGCTCTTTCTAAGATCCTAAAGGAAAAGGGTGCGGGTAGGGTTGATTTATATGTTACACACGGTATTTTCGGCAAAGGTACAGATCTATTCTCACCCAATATAGATAGAGTACATTGTCTTAATGTTTGGGCTTCCAATGTGGTGAAAGATACCTTTGGTTTACTTGTAAAAAATCAAGAAATTTCTCGTAAAGAGTTGTTGAAAGATGTTGTATAAAGATATACCCTCTTATGAGGGTATTTATCAAATTGGGGAAGATGGGTCTGTTCTGTCTTTAGAGAGAACTTACTATAGATCCGACACTGGTACTCCAGTGTATGTTCCCAGTAAGATACTTAAACCTACAGTAGACAAGTACGGCTACTTATGTGTATACCTTAGCAAACATGGGGAGAATAAACGTTTCAGGCTTCATCGTTTGGTGGCTGAGGCTTTCATTCCTATAGTCGAAGGTAAACACCAAGTCAATCATATTGACGGTAATAAACAGAACCCTAATAAAAGTAATCTTGAATGGGTATCAAACACAGAAAATCAACTTCATGCTATTGACATGGGATTGAAAAAGATCTACTTTGGTAGAAAGGCAATAAAAACTAGGTATACAATCTTTGCTATAGATCAAAACACAAATGAAATTGTTAGCGTGTTTACCGGCAATGAGGAAATGGCTGAAAAAGGTTTTGATTACAGACTAGTAAGTGCTGTATGCTTAGGTAAAAGAAAATCCCATAGGGGCTGTAGCTTCTTCAGGATTGATCATAAACAAGAGGAGATTTTATAATGCGTAGACCTAATCCATTGCTAGCAACTGATTTCTATAAAGCGGGCCACATTAATCAGTACAATGCACTGACAACTTTGATTTTCAGCAACTTTACACCACGTTCTGATAAGTTGTTCCGTCATTACGTACCAAATGCACCTAAAGCTGTTCTGGTAGCAGGCGTTCAGGGTGTTATCCAATCATTCATCATGGATCTTTGGAATGAAGGATTCTTCGGTCAACCGAAAGAAAAAGTAGTCAGCAATTATAAACGTATCGTGGATAAGTGCTTGGGAATCAACCTTGATACTAAACACATTGAGGAGTTGTATGACTTAGGTTATCTGCCTCTTGAGATCCGTTGTCTGCCTGAAGGTACTTTGTGTCCTATCCAAGTGCCAGTGTACACAGTACACAATACAGATGATCGTTTCGCATGGTTGACAAACTATTTTGAGTCTGCACTCTCAGCAGAAACTTGGAAGGTTATGGTGAACGCTACCACTGCTTTCAACTATCGTTTACTGTTTGAACGTGCAGCAGCAGAGACATGTGATGACAACAGCCACGTTCCTTTCCAGGGCCATGACTTTGCATTCCGTGGTTTGTCTGGGTTGTATGATGGTTATGGTAGTGCGTTTGGTCACTTACTGAGCTTTAAAGGTACTGATACCGTTCTGGCTATCCAGTATGCTGAAGATTTCTATGATGGTGAAAACACCTTTGTAGCAGGCAGTATTCCAGCGTCTGAGCACAGCGTGGCAACCACAAACATCGGTGCTATCATTGCTAAGCTGTCAGCTAGTGACCCATCTTTCTTCCAGAAAGACATTGATAGTCAACGTTACGATGCGGAAAAAGAATTCTTGAAGCAGTATGCTACAGTGATCTATCCGAACGGATTTGCTTCTTATGTTGCAGATAGCTATGATTACTGGAAACTGTTAACGCAGATGACTGTCGAACTTAAGAAAGAAATTCTTGAGCGTGAAGGTCGTTTAGTGTTCCGTCCAGACAGTGGTGATCCGGTTAAAGTTGTTGCTGGTTATAAATGGGATGGTGTGGATTATGCAGATATTATTGATGCTATCAACCACGATGCTGATGAAGGTTATGAGGCGGTTAAGATTGCTGGTAAATTTTACCCTGTGATTGAAAATCAATACGGTTTCAGTGTTGACACTGATAACGAACTTCCTGAACATGAAGTGAAAGGTAGTGTTGAAGTGTTGTGGGAAGTATTTGGTGGTACTGTGAATTCTAAAGGCTATAAAGTGTTAGACAGTCACGTAGGACTGATCTACGGTGACTCTATCACCCTGGAACGTGCAACTGAAATCTTTGCCCGTCTGAAAGAGAAAGGTTTTGCATCAAGCAACATCGTATTCGGTATCGGTAGTTATACATACAACTACTCTACTCGTGATACCTTTGGCTTTGCATGTAAAGCAACGGGTTCTATCATTGACGGTGAAGAAATCCTTGTAAGCAAAGAACCTAAAACAGACATGAAGAAAAAATCTGCTAAAGGCTTTGTTGCAGTGGTTAAAGATCCTGTGGATGGTCATTACGTCTTGGAAGATGGTTTGTCATTCGCTGACATCCAAGATCCACGTAACGAACTTCAGATTGCTTTTAAAGATGGTAAGCTTGAACGTTTCCAGACTTTAGAAAATGTTCGTAGCAATGTGGATGCCGCTGTAGTAGAATGGTTGTAACTTAACAAGGGGAAGCCCGAAAGGGCTTCTTTTTATAGCCCTTATTAACCTCTATTGACTTTGATGTGAATAATGTGTTATATTAAATTGTGATATCGCCTCCTGGCAAATTACAATATGAATAAACATAATTTTTACTTTAGATGTAAAGCCTGTAATAGGCAACTCTCCAATAGAGCTAGGCATGACTCTAACGGAGTAATTAAAGAACAAGACCTTTGCTCGATTTGCTTGGGTATTGCTCTAGACACCTCGAATGGAAGAGAATATGAACATCAGCAAACTACAGATGATTTTCTTCTTGACGCGGATAATTCTTTCCTGTATGATTAACGAAATGTAAGGAATCCTATGGACATAATTTTTAGCGTAGCAATTTTAGTAGTATCTGTTATAGTTGCTCTAGGTGTCGGTTTCTATATTGGTAAGAAATCTACCAACACGGACATCCCGACAACATAACGGAGAATCCGGGAGTGATATTAAAAGAGATTTTAATGAAATAAAGATTGACTTTCAAATCGAGTTCTGTTATTATCTCTTTCGTTGATTGGCCCTGTAGCTCAAAGGGTAGAGCAAGCGGCTCATAACTGCTAGGTTATCGGTTCGAGTCCGGTCGGGGTCACTAAAATGCGTTTGTGGTGAAATTGGTATATACAGGAGACTTAAAATCTCCCGCCCCGTTTGGGGCATGTTGGTTCGACTCCCACCAGACGCACCAAGCCGGGTAAGACCTTTGGCAAGGTCGGGGCAATCAAGGCCCGTAAAACGTTCCTGAACTAACAGTAGGGAAAACATACATAGGCGGTTCGATTCCGTCACCCGGCTCCAATTTTAATTAATGCTCTGTTCATTTTTAAAGTGAGCAGATTACTAATCAAAATAAAATATCTTAGAGGAGATAGAAATATGTCAGAAGTTAAAAAAGTAATTACCGTAGCAGACCGTTCTACCAAAGCACTGAATACCGCAGCAACTGGTCTGGTAAAAGTGACCCAGGATCTGGCAGCTATTGCTGATCAAGCAGTTTCACTGGCAACAGACATTGAATACAAACAAAATGATCTGGACAATCTGAATCAGCAATTCGATACTCGTTTCCGTGAAGCAACTGCTGAACTGAAACTGAAAGTTATTGAAGACGAAGATAAAGTGTTGGCTCAGCTTCTGAAAGCACGTGGTGTAGTTACTATTGCTCCTAACGAACTGGCTGTTCTTCGCGCTGATTTAGCAGCGGCACAGGACAACATTGATGAAGCTCTGGCCCAAGCCAAAGCAGATGGTGAACGTTCAGCAGCTATCAGCTTCAACGCGCAGAAGTCTGCTATTGAATCTAACCACAAAGTTCAGATTGCAGAATTCCAAGCGAACGAAAAAGCCGCTAACCAGCGTATTTCTTTCTTGGAAGCTCAGATTGTTGATCAGAAAACTCAGATCACCGCTGAACGTGAAGCACGTATTACTATCGCTCAGGCTGAATCTCAGCGTCAAGGCGTAACCGTTAACAACGGTAAATAAGATTTAAAAATAAATTATACTCTGAGGCTGGGAGATCCCCAGCTTCCTATTGGACAGGGTATTTTGCTAGGTTGGCTGAATGGTTGAAAGCACCGGATTGCAGACCCGCTTGGGTGATCCCACATTGTGAGTTCGAATCTCATGCCTAGCTTCAATAGAATATTTATGCTGGTATTATTCTTTATCACTAAGGCTAGGAAGAGATGCTTTGCATCAATCCACTCGTGGATAGCATCGGACATAAATATTTTAATAGGAAAGATAATGAAGCCTTACGGATATACAGAAAAAGATAATTCTATTTGTGGGTTTGGATGTTGCTTTCATCCAAATTATGCCCATAGACAATGGGGTTGTCGTAAACTTGTTGACAGAGCGAAAAGAAAGAAAGCTCGAAGAGAAGGTAAAAAAGAGATTGACTTACAAACGACATTCGAATAGAATACGCAATAAGAAAGCAAAGAAAGGTTTATTCTGGTGCGGAGGTTGTGATAGAAATCACGTATCTCCTGGCGAGAAGTGCAAGTTTTGTGGATATAGAGAAGGTCAAAAAAGATTTAAAAAAGATTTAAAAAAGATGTTGACTTTGAGATCGATACCTGATAGTATAGCACTCAAGTTGAGAAACAAAATAAATGTTGCGGCTGGATTGCTGGGGTTTGACTCCCCTTAAAGCCTAAGAATTAGGAAGTTCGCCACTTATTTCGGTTCGATTCCGAAACGCAACACCTTACATAGTTCTCTTAGCTCAGTTGGATAGAGCAACGGTCTTCTAAACCGTTGGTCACAGGTTCGAGTCCTGTAGGGAACGCCAGATACAGAGAAGTAAACTTTAATTTTAAAAGAGGAATAAGATATGGCTAAGAAAAGCACTAAGAAAGCAAGCGCGATTGATGCAATCATTCAACCTTTCCAGTTTCAGTCCACTTCTACACAGACTGAATCAAAACCGATTGATATGTTGATCAACGGTGAGGTGAAGAAAGTAAGTCATCGTATTCGTACTGGTAAAACCAAACGCGAACGTAATGCGAAAGTTCGTGAAGTGGTTAAAGAAGTGCCAGTAAAGAAAGGCAAGAAAAAGTAATCCATTTTAAAATTTAAAGTTTATAGGAGAAAAGATATGGCTCAAGTTTCAATTACTCGCGCATTGGCGAAAGTAAAACATTTAGACGCACAGATTGCTGACGCAATCAACACTTTGGAAATTGCACGTGTCACCAAAGGTGAAGGTGATTTCCGGGCGTTCACTGGCGGTAGCCAGAAGATCGAAGACTTTGAAGCTAAAGTCAAATCAGATTATCAGTCTCTGAACGATATGATCGCACACCGTGCGGCATTGAAAGCAGCGATCACTATCTCCAACACAACTACGAAAGTAACTGTTGCAGGTAAAGAAATGACGGTTGCGGAAGCGATTGAAGCGAAAGCTCAGTTATCTATCCAAGAAGCAATCATTGCCCGTATGTCTCAGCAGTATGTTGCGGTGAATACTCTGTATAACCGCGAGAAAACTGCCTACGAGCAGAAAGAAGAGAAAGCTTTGGAAGCTTATGGCACCCGTGACAAGGCTCCTAAAGAAGAGGAATTGAAAGTTATCCTCAAACCACTGCGTGAAAAGCAATCTCCTGCTGTAAGTGATCCTCTGGATTCTGCAAAGGTGATTGAAGAGCGTAAGAAGGCTCTTGAAGACTTCCGTGTAGAAGTAGATTTTGTTCTCTCTGAGAGCAATGCATCAACCAAGGTTGATGTATAACATAAGAGCTACGGCGGCTCTTAGTTAAGCATTAAGGTTATCGTTTTATACTACGAAACAGAAACATCTTACCTCTACCGGGAACGGAGGTTAAACTTTCCCGAACATAAACCATTTTAAGGTAAATGAAACTATAAACGTATAGCTTCCCCCGATATAGGTTCGGGGGAAAGTGCTCGTTAAAGTTGAAAGCTTAAAGGTTAAAGTTCAAAGTTTCTGCCTCAAAGATTAAGTTCTTAAAGCATAAAGTATAAAGCCAAAAGCTTGTTCGAATCCTGTGCAAAAGGGTAGCTGGTCATAAGATATGCCACACTGTCCCTACAGGCTGTTTTATAGAGCGATAATTCTTAAAATACTGCTTGACAATAGAGATCACTTATGTTACATTGGTATTAAGATGTAAAAACAAATAGTTATGGAGGGTAGGGCTTAGTGGTAGGCAACTGGTTTTGAACACCAGCCCATCGGTTAGTAGCTGGTGACGGTTCGACTCCGTTACCCTCCTCCAGATTCAGGGGATATAGTTTAGGTGGTAAAAATACTGGACTGTCACTTCGGAGCCACGGGTTCGAATCCCGTTATCCCCGCCAATTAAGATATTGAGTGAGAAATCACACCGATAAGAAGTAAAGGAGAATTAACCCTAACGGTAAGGGAAGTGTTTGCTAAACACTCAGTAATCGTGGAAACATGGTGTATCAGTTCGAGTCTGATATTCTCCTCCAAAGTTTTCTTTAAAATAGGTAAATCCTCGTAGTCGATTTCTCTGTTATGTTGGTTTTTGTTTATAGGAATTAATTTTCCTATTTTAAAGAAAGTTTGCATCATTAGCTAAAATGGACAAAGGCATCTGACTTTTAATCAGAGGACTGGAGGTTCGAATCCTCCACGATGCACCAGAGTTAAAGTATTATGGGGACATGGCAGAGCGGTCGAATGCGCCGGACTGTAAATTCGGTATACCACACCCTGGTTCAAATCCAGGTGGCCCCACCAAATTTGGAATGGATAGGAGACTGCAATCCCCATTCGACGTTGAAAGACACAATGCAGGCGAAGACTAAAAGTATATGGGAGAGAAGCAGTAAGCGGTATAGGCGGTCGCCTGTTAAGCGACAGACAGTGAGTTCGAGTCTCACCTCTCCCGCCAAATTAACTAACAATAGGATAAATAATGCCCGTTTGAACGGTTGTTCTTTTCTTAAGTATTTCTTTTGTAGGTGTTTACTTCAACTACATTAGACAGTAATATGCTTCAATAGCTCAGTTGGTAGAGCGCTGTCCTTCCAAGTCGGATGTCGTGAGTTCGAATCTCATCACTTGCTCCAGATTACATCGTGATATACAAATTGGTCGAAGTAACCAGACTTTCAATCTGGCGTAGGAAACTACCTTACGGGTTCTAATCCCGTTCACGATACCAAATAAATTAGGAGGCAATATGAAAGATGAATTTGATGGCTTCGACGAGCATCCTGATTTTTAAATTTTTATCGGGTAGATGCAATATAAAAATATGGAGTTAGGGTTCGCAGGTTGGCGCTTGTCTGACTAACAAAGTATGAGTAGTATGGGCATTTTATAATACATAGTCTCGCCAAAGAATATGTAAGAAGGTTCGATTCCTTCCTATTCCGCCCAAATTCTAGGGATGTAGTGTAATGGTAGCACACGGGCCTTTGACTCCCGTAGCAGTAGGTTCGATACCTCTTGTCCCTGCCAAATTTTAGTGTTTTTGAATAATGAGAACACTAAGCTGTGGCTATATCATAATGGCTAATGATGCTGCTTGTGAGGCAGTCCTATATGGGTTCGAGTCCCATTAGTCACCCCAATACAGTCTGTAGCGCAGCCAGGTAGCGTGATTCCTTTGGAAGGAATGGGTCGTAGGTTCGAATCCTACCGGACTGATAAATTAAAAACATTGTAGGCTGCCGGAAATTTAGCTACCCGGAGTATAATGTTTATGGGTTCTTAACTGAGATGGATTAGTGACTGCCTGAAAAGCAGTAGAGGCTGGATCGTTACCAGCAGTTCCCGCCAATTTACCTCTTATTACCTCTTAGTGTGTCAGTGTCTCAAAACTAAGGAGGTTTGCGATGAAAATATGTAATATATGTAAGATAGAGAAACCTTTTGAAGATTTTCATAAAAAGACAAAAGAAAGATACCAATCTTCGTGTAAAGCGTGTAGAAAAATCTACGTAGCCAAGCACTACGAAGATAACAAGGAGTCTTATGCTAAAAGGTCTAAGGCTTGGAAAGTAAACAATCCAACCAAAGTATTATCTAATAGATACAAGTTGCCAGAGCATAAAATAGCGGAGATAATGTCCGTCAACTTATGTGAGATATGTGGAAATACTGAAAATTTAGTTTTCGATCACATTCATAAAACTGGTGAAGCTAGAGGATGTTTATGTTTTAGTTGTAACACTATGCTTGGCAGATTAGGTGATAGCAATGAAGACATAAAAGATACAATAGAAAATGTTTTATCTTACATAAACAAAAATATTTAGGTGTTGCGGGTTCGACTCCCGCTGCCGCCACCAAATTTGCTCTTCTTGGGATCGCTTAGGCACCCAAGTGTTTACGTGTGGCGTATCAGAGCAAACTAAAAAGAGAAGCC